AAACAAGAGGAAACAAGAGGAAACAAGAGGAAACAAGGGAAACAAGGGAAGCAAGGGAAACAAGGGAAACAAGGGAAATCAAGGGAAATCAAGAGGAGTCAAGGGGATCAATGTGAACCGAGGAAAAACGAGATGAAATAAGGGATCCCGGGAAACAATAGGGAAGGGGAACAAGGGTATCTTTATAGTAAGGGAATCTTATGTGTATGAAGGTATGTCTATGTATGGGTGTATGTGTTTCTTTGGGTGATGGAGGGAGTGTAGGGAGCCAAGGGAAACGGGCGGCGGCGATGGCGTGGGGTCGGCCCCGCTGGTCGTCCGTTCCCTGTTCTCCTTTGGCGGTAGTGTAATATTAAAAATCTGATAGTGATATGACAAAAGAGGAGGCGAAAGAAAAGTTCGGCGATAATATAATAAACGAGTTGTTGTCGCTTGGTGCTGAACCGACAAATGTATGCAGGGATGACGATATTGTGGAATGGTGCAGTGATGGATGCATAAAAGTGGGCGATATTGAAGTATGGGCTTACTATTACTTTTATGAAGGAGAGAACCCTGATTTATGTAATTGGGAGGATCGTATGGAGATAGAGGTAGAGGAATGTTGGATTTAAAATCGGTTGATATGAGATTCATGTATTTAACGGAGCTTAGAGGAAAGGATATATGCGTAGGCGACAAAAAGTGCAAGAGGGTAAAAATATATGTAGGCAGGCCGTTGGCGGATACGCCTAAAACCTATAAACAAATAGGGGGATTTGTAGCAAAAGAACTATCCAACGCTTATAACAGCGGTTGTGTTTCCATCTATGAAGCAAAGGATAAAACGCTCAGATATTCGGTTTATCGAGACGGTTGTTTTTATCCTTATTACGGGAAATTAGAGGTGGTAGAATAATACCAATGGGAACGGGCGGCGGTGTCACGGCGTGGTAGGCCACGGGTGTCTACCGCCGTTCTTTTTGGAGTGGTAATATAAAATACTAATAGTATGGACGAAATTATGAAATTACAAGATGAAGCGCTGCTTTATCTGCGTGATAATATTACAAAGGATGAGGCGTATTATGTCCTTACGACTGACGAGGATATGATAGAGATTCTTATAGCTGATAAGAAGGACGGAAGCAAACGTATCAAGATTCTTGATATGGAATATACTATCGAGAAGGATGATATGTTATTGTTATTCGATACAGATGGGATAATAGACGAATGTCTTTTGGCTGCCAGCTACATAGGGGTAGATATGTATTTTCGCAGGCAAGATGTCAACGCTATTTTGAATAACATCAATAGAGAGAAAGTTATGAAATATCCTTACATAGCTATTCAGTTAGATAATATACAGACTATCGAAAAGCGTAGGGTTATTTTTGAGATAACCGGACATAGGATAGATGATAACAAAGAGAAAATAGATTTTATGTTTGTTTATTTTATGGCTAGAATATTATGAGAGCGAGGAGGACTGTGAAGGAAAGAGATATTGTGAAGATATTGGTATTCGGGTATGATAGGACGCTTATAAAATCCATTAAGGATTCCGGATTCAGAAGTATGTCGGATGTAATATCGTACGCCAATAATATGGTCGGGGATAAGCCCATTGATCATATTAGGGTGTCGAATGAGGCTCGTGGATGGTGTGGGTCATATACTAATTATGGTAAAAGGATAGATTAGTTTGATAGGAGGATATGATATGAGAAGGATTATAAAAGAGAAAGACGATATCAAGGTGTCTATATTTAGCGGGGGTAGGTTGGTTCGTGTTTTCATAGATTCTGGGTATAGGAATATAGCTATGGTGATAGCCGATTGCGGCAGAATAGCTAATGGCTGTTATCATATACATCATATTGAGGTGGTAAATATGGATAGGGGATGGTATGGTACATACACCTTATATGGAAGGGAAATAGATTAGTCGGATAGTGAACAACAAAGGAGGTATATATGGATAATATTATAACAAATGTGGATGGCGTGAAAGTAAAAGTAAGAGTATATGATTTTGGCGATGAAGTGGCTGATAGATATACCATAGTATATGTAAATAAAAATATAAAGGATGGTTATGGGGTGGTGTATTATCCTGTTTTCTCATGTAGTGAGGATCCATTCCATCCATTAGGAGTGGGGATGTATGCGGGAGATTATTATCCGCATAGAAGTCATATGTACAATTTTGGTAAAAGAGTGAAGGATATAGATTCACTGCCAAAGAAAGTGATTGAATTTATAAAATATATTACACGATGAACGAAACAACTTACAACAATTACGATTTGGTTGCTTTTGAGCAGAATGGAGAAGTGGTAGTAGCCGTAACATTCTACAGGTATTATAAGAAGAAAGCTAAAGGTGAGGTTAATTATAGGTGGAGAACCAGATGCCCGGAGCTGGTGGATAAGATCGTAAAACACCGTACCAAGGTATTTACCGGTCAACTTATCCAGTTAGCGAAGGCGTATGGGGAGAAAAAGGTTATAAAATATCAAAAAGAGGAGGAAGAAGTATGCCAAGATACGATAGAGACGCGGTAGAAATATATATACTGGATCATATAGATACAGATAATTATGGGAAGCAGTTTAAATATGATAGGGAATATCTATCTTTTATGCTTAACGTGTTCAAGGATGAGTATAGAGAACATATCAAAAGGGATGGGATTAAGAAAGCTTTTGAGGATTACATAATGAGCGTTCCATCCATATTTAGGATTCATATAGCGGATTGCGACATTAGATATTTATTACGTTCATGGGGCGTGGAGTTCGATGAGGATGATGATGAGATATACATCTTATACAAGAGGATCATAAGAGAGGTCTTTTTTAAGATGTGTGAGGATATGAAAGTTTGTTAATGTTGGACCAAGCCTTGGCGGGGCGGAAGGAATACCATGATCGTACGTGTGCGGATATGGTCCGGGGTCGGTTCCCGGCGCCTTGGCATAATTTAAATATAAATGATATGGGAGATAATATTTTAAGAAAAGCGGCTGATGAGTTAAAGAAGGCCGGTTGCAGGGTTTTCGCATGGCAGGATGATACTTATAATAGAGGTTGGAGTAAGGGTGATTATACGATGTTGTATTACGCCTTCCCTGATTCACCCAACATCGGGTATCTGAGTCATGGGGAATATGGGATGAGCGTAGCGTATAGTAGAGCTTATATACCGAGCTGTGGAAGTGGATCGGGGTGTTGTGTCAAGGAGGAAGCTACGTTTGACCTTGAGACGGCGTTAGACGTGCTGAACGGGCCGTTACCTAGGTGGTGTAGGTCTTATGGGGTTTATCCAAAGCAGTACGATAATATTGATAAATGGTATAATAGCGATAATCATAACAAAAAATTATTTAAGGAGATTTGATATGGAGGTAAAAGATTGGGAAAATCTGGTTTTGAATACAGAAGTAGGATCACATTGTTTTGTTACGCTGATTGATAATAATGACATCAGTAGAGGTTACGCGCAGATCAGACGCGCAGAACATTTCGGGTATAATATCTGCTTCACTCGGTTATATGGGAATAAGTTTTATTTCGAAAAAATAGAGGAAGGACGTACGCAACAATACATCAATAGGAGAAAATAATATGGTGATAGAATTTGATTTTGAGATATACAAAAACGGAGATTACGATAAGGTATATCTCCGCAACGGGAAAGAGCCAAGAGTATTATGTGATAATGGGAAGGGTAATAGTCCTATGGTCGTGATGATTGAGGATGATAAAGCGGATGATTATATTATTCTTCGTTATAACGAAACTGGCAGGAGGAATATCAATGGTCAATCGGGTCTCGATCTTATGTTATCGGTGAAAGAACGGGAACCAGAGTTGTGGGTTGTTGTTATATCTTACATGGATAACAAGGATAAGAGACAAAAGATGGTCTTGCCTAATTTTTTCTCAAAGAATATAAGAGGGGATATATATCTTCAAGGAAGCTCTAAATCAAGTGTATCATATTATGTTGATAAGTTAGAAGAAGATGGGTGCTTCGATGAGCTATGCGAAAAGATAAGGGTAAAGAGAGATCGTATTTATAACATGGAAATAATATCACTATCAGATGACGAGGCGACAGTTTAATCAGTTGATAAATGAGCTAGACGGCAAAAGCCCGTTTATCGTATTACATAGGGATGCCGTTGCGCCTAAATACGTGGGCGTGGAGGTGTCGAAGGATGGGATGGTATACAGATATGCGATAATAGGGATAAACGATGAGTATAAGGCTAAAAAAGCCCTTATTTCGAAAATATTAGGCATAGCTAGTTACCTAAATGGCAATAAGCCCTTAAAAAAGGGTTAATTAGATGTATTTATGACCTGCGGCATCATATACGATATAATGCCATAAATGACGTTGTATAGAGGATATGTATGATAATATGATAGATAACGCATTCGTGTCTTGATATCATAATATTATGCCATTATATCCTCTTTTTGTATAAAAAAGATAACAAATGATACAAACATCTTGAATATGGATGAGATTAATATAGGAGATGAAATTGTGTTTAATATAACCGGCAACCATAATATAGGATACACTAAAGGAGAAAAGTATATCGGGACAGTGTTAAGTAGGGATCACCGATCACGCCTTTATGTACGGACGATAGGAATGCCTAGGGCTTGTATTGATGAACGGGACGTGGATAAGATTATTGATACGGGTGATGATTTTGATATGGATGAGGCGATCCCGAATCCTGTGGCAAGGGAGTTGTATAAGTTGATGAGCAGGTATATTTATACGTTCGGAAAGTCTCATGAAAATATAAACGGATATATCGTGTATGAGTGTATAATGATGGGTAGGGATTTAAGACACAATGTTATGTGCCTGTTACATGGTCGTGGATTTGAGATACGGCATATTGATAGTTATTCTTGGTGGATGACTAATGAGAGGCTGATGTCCGAGGTAACATATGCGGAGGGGGATATTCATATAGTTGTTCATGAGTGTATGGAGGATTATGTGGATAATGTGAGATTTGAAGAGGAGTTTTATAAAAACAAGGGAACGTGATAAGATACTTACTTGTGATGGCGATGATAATATTGACACCACCAAAAGGGAACGGAGGCATGCCCCACGCCCCAAGGCCTGCCGTGGTAGAGGCACGGGTATGGGATAAGCTGGCGGCCGCCCTGTCTTTCGTGGAGTCAAGGAATGACGATCGAGCGTATAACGCCACTTCCGGGGCTTTAGGGAGGTGGCAGATGAAAAGGATATACGTTGATGAGGTTAATAGGATATTACGCCTTAAACGGGAGAAAAGGAGATATAGATACAAAGATCGAACGAACCCTGTCAAGGCTAGGGAAATGTTCGAGATATATCAATCTCACCACAATCCTAAAAAGGATATAGATCGGGCTATAAAGTTGCATAGAGGATTTCATTCTCCTATGTATGTTAAGGAGGTTAAATGTAAATTAAGGGAATAATATGAATCGTGAGGTATTAATAAATATCATTAATAGAGGTGGAATAAGGTTTATCCCAGTAAGAAGATGTTTCTTATGCAATGAATATGTAGGATATAAATTCGTTAGGATGTGTGATGGAAGTATGATACCGGTATTTTCTAGTGGATGTAGATGTTGTGGCATAAATAATGGGACGCTATCAGAAAGGACTTGGGATGAAGTGCTTGATCTTGTCAAAACGGTACAAAATAAGCCTATGAATGAGAGAACGGAGGAAGATGAATTTATATTAAATAGTTTAATATAAGGAGGTATTGTATATGAAATGGGTGATAATAAAAGGCGTTAGATACCCTATCTCCGTGGTGTCAGCCTTCGCTGCGTATTACGGGGATAATCCCTTTTTGAAGATAAGGATAAGAAACAAATATCACATAATTTATTTTGATAATATGGATTATCTGAATATTCAGATAAGGTATTTGATTAACAACTATCCTGACTTCGTGCAGATAGGGAATTGGTATATATCCAAGAAGCAGGTGATGTCATGGGCACCCAAGGGGCAGGCCGTGGACGGGTCGGGTCATATCCTTTTACCTGTTTTTTGGCTTGGAGAACAGTACTCAAATTAAGTTCGACAAGGAAGAGGAGTATCAAAGAGCTTTAGATTGTTTAAATGAGAAGTTCAATGTAATATTATGAGTTGTATCATGAAAACCATGATACTTAGAGGAGTATTGAGATTGATAGTGATCAAGGCAAATGATGTTGTTTAATTTAAAAAAAAATAAATTGTTATGAAAATAAAAGAGCATTTATCAGTTTATCTAGAGAGTGGATATCTTTTTGACGATATGTCAGGAAAATTAAAGTGGTTTGAGATTGATAAGATCTTGATCAGTTTTACATATGGAGTAGTTAGATATGTAGGAACATGGGGAGGACGTAGGGCTGAGAAGACATTAGATGGGGAATTATTTTATTCGTCCGAAGAATGTTTTAAAAAGGGTAATAGCATCCCTAAGACAAAACTATCAATATATGATGTTTTTGAGTCATTATATGGGTTCGTTCTAATAGGTGATGTGTGGAAATACAAAAACGGAAGAGCTGTCAAGGATAAGTTGGAATATTTTGATATTGAAATAGATGATAAAGGAAAAATTTATTGTAAGGAAACATATTACAGAACACGTGAAGATGTGTATAAATTCAATGACTTAACTGTAGTTGACAGGAATGGAGACATAAGGTTAGTGGAATCATCAAAAAGTAGATTAATGCTTAGTGATGATCAATTGGATGTCGTGGAGAGAATGAAAGGCATCATTGATGACATGGTTAGGTTAAAGATGATTATGTATATTGATCAAGACTATAATCTTTGTTTTCTACCGGGAGATAAAATAGAAGATTTGACAATGGATGAAACAGATGGATTTGTGGATACCACCGGTATAGTGACATCTATAAAATCTAAGAATGTAGTGGAGTTTTATGTAGAAAACCCATTCGTAAAGATAAAGGATGAGTAATATCTGAATCTGGATTGTGGTGGTTCGTGAGAATAGCCACAATCATATCTCTAAACGTGAACACGAGGAGGTACGTATGTCATTCGATTGACGTTAGGGATCTAGTTATATTAAAAGAGGAGGGATTATGAAAGAGATTGTATTAAAACTGTATGAGTTTGATGAGCTGTCAAAAGACTCACAAGAAAGGATCATAGAGCGTGAGCGTTGGAATGTAATGGAGCAATGTATGGATGCTTATGACATAGACTATAAAAAGTCAATGGAAGCCTTTGAAGATCTGACAGATACTAAGGTTTATGGTTGGGAAGTTGGATACGAGAGATATGATTTTAGTTATGAGTTTAAATACAAAGATCCTATTTATGAACATCCTACAGATTATCATCGTGATATATTCCCTGAGAATCTATGCGGTAAATTATTGTTCAGGTATATCAATAACAACATTATGCCACATATCACGAAAGGTAAATATTATTCTACAGGCAAATATATAGATGGGAAATATAATTACAAGTGCAGACGCAGTCGGGTAATATTGGGATACGAAGACAATTGTCCATTAACAGGGATGTGCTATGATTATTATCTTCTTAAACCAATAATTGATTATTACGATACTTGGTGTACTTACCCGGAGAATTTCTCTTTAGAGGACTTAATAGAAAAATGTTATAATAATTTTTTCAAGGCTTGGCATGAGGAATATGAACATTGGGCTGACGATGAAGACGCTATACGTGAAGAGCTTCATCATAATCAGTACGAAGATCAACTTTATTATGAGAATGGGGATGTGTATGTTGGACAATTAAATGAGATAGCATGAAAACACAAGAAGAATATGCTCGTGAGATCGATGAGATCGTTCGCCGTGATGTAGAGAGTTACCAGAGTGACTGGTTTAAGATTGATAAGGAAATATTCATGCTTCCGGAAAACAAGAACAAGACATTTATTCTCGGAATCCGAAAGACAGGATGTGATTTGTTGATACTGGGAGGCACTAATTGTGATGAAAGTTATTTGGATGGGGTTTTTGGGTGTCTTGGTAATGAGAAATTCTATGTTTGCCAGCCAATATCTCTTTATGAGACGACACGAAATATTCAGGAAAGACCTGCCTTGTACGCTTTTAAAATAGCAACTGCATATTTCAGAGAGCAGGGTTTGGTTCCTGTATTTGAAAATTCACATTGTAAATTGATGAGATTATAAATATAGAGGTAATAAGATACAGGCTTCCAGTTTATTGGGCTTGTGCTCTGATAAATGGTGATTATACTGATTTATCGGATGAAGAAGAAAGGGAAATTAATAATTTCTTGGAACAAGCAGAAGGGTATCCTGTAGATGTGGACTTGGAAACAGAAGGCTTTTATCGGTGCAATGACGCTAATGATATAGCGGGAAGTTGCGCCGATTTTATTTTTCATAAGTGTAACAATTAAATTAAATAGTATGGAAACAGCAAATAAACTGGTTTATTCAAAAGAGAATTACTATACCGAGAACGGATATAAGTATAAAATCAAGACTACAATATCGTTAGATGATGATTGTCATAACAATATGTATGATTGGAGTATAACCGCTGACATTCGTTGGAAAAATAAATATGGGATATATAAAGAGTATATGGGAGGCTGCTGCCACGATGAGATTGCGAAGTATGTTCCAGAATTGGCGAAGTTTATACCATTACATTGTTGTAATCATTATGGTGCTCCTATGTATCCGGTGGAAAATGGTATGTATCACATAAAGAATAGCGATAAGTCTGTGGCTATTGAATATTTACGTATATCAGACAAGGAATATTCCAAATTATCTGAAGCGGTGGACGATAAGATGTATTTCAAGTATCTGCTTTTCAACCTGGGAATTGTGGATAGATGGGAACGTGGATCAGACGAGCTTATTGCGGAACTTGAAGACCTATGTGGCAAGAAATGGGTAAATCCGTATACGCCGGAAAAGGAAAGGTTTACTTTGACATTAACGGACGAGGAACGTTTGATTATTGAAGAGCGCATTAAAGCCGGGTATTATTCCGCAGAAAATATCGGGAAACGTAGGGAGGAGGCTCATAAGGCAAAGATGATGGAAAAGCGTGCTGAAATTTGTGAGCAACACGATAAGATAATCAGGAAAGCGGAAACAGATAAAAAGGTAATGCTCTGTGTATTTGATTATGGATTGTCAACCGATAATGTGATATATTATAATCACACGAACACTTTATCTTTCAACTGGCGTGATTATGGGGAAAAGATCACACAAGAAGAGTTTGATGATTTCGTGAATAACGTGGATCGCTCCCAACTCCCGGAAGGAATTAAATTTGAGTTAAAGTAATTTTTAGTCTACACATAATCACTATCAGATTTACGGGAGAGACATCCAAGATGTCATGGGCAGCGTTACCGGTGGAGCCGGCGTGTATGGGTAAGGTGGGCGAGGGAACGAGGCGTCCACCCATGTTCGTTGGATTGGCTGAACAGATAAAGCTACAATGTAGTGATATAATTAAAGTGAAAATAACAATATAAATACATGTAAAATTATGGGAAAGAAAATGATAACAATACCATTTGATTTAGAGCTGGCAAAGAAAATCAACAATGGTGAGCGCAATGGAATGATTGTAACGGATGGCGATAATTACAGAGTAGAGTTTGTGTATCATAGGGAAGAGTCTTTCCCAATCCTAGGAGTTATCCATACTGATCACGGCATAATATCAGATTGGTTCTCAAATAATGGATTCGGAGGAAAGAATTATAGACTTAAGCTTAAAGTTCCAGAATATACCACATTCAAGGACGGAGATGTATTGAGTAATGAACAGGGTGATTACCTGTTTATATTAAATACGAACGGAGAATATCTTACATCTTTTCATGCATCATGGAAGAAGGGGAGGGGAGTCGTGATTCCTAGAAAAGCACATGCTGATTGTAATAATATTGAAAAATACAGACTTGCTACTGAGGATGAAAGGCAAAAGTTTATTGATGCTCTTAAAACAAGCAAAGAGCCTAAAGCCAAAATGTGTTTGAAACAATTCTTTGGTATTGAAATAGAACCAGAATATAAATTCAAGCCATTTGATAAAGTTTTAGTAAGAGATACAGAAGACGATGATTGGCACGTAAGTTTGTTTGTTAGGAAAATTGCTGATGCTCAATATAAAGAAGAAAGATATGAATGCTTAAATGGGACGGGATGGATCTATTGTATTCCTTATGAAGGTAATGAACATTTTTTGTAAAAAATATATTAAAATGGAAAATAAAGAACAGGATTTTATCAATCGATATAAAAATGTGCAAGAATCCATTGTGAAGGCAATGGACAAGGCATTAGAACGGGCAATAGGGAACAAGGTAATAGATTTCGAGAAGTGTGAAGGCAATTATTTGGACGTCTATCCTCTTATCGGGGCGGTCTTACAGAAGGAGCTAAGGAGTGTACTTGGTGAAAATGTGAATAAGAGTATATCCAGGAATATGAAAATAAAGGCGACCAAGTACAGAAGTGATTACAGGGTATGGTTGGACTATGCCGGGGATTACAGAAACGAAAATATAGAATAACATGAAATATCAAAATTTTATATGTCCTTATGAGCTTGCATTAAAGTTGCATGAGTTGGGTGTAAATTCAGAGTCGGAATTTTATTTTGTGAAAGAGATGAAAGGAGGGGGATCCCAAACAGAATCAGTTACACAAAATACAATGAGATATTCATACAGAAAAGAAGGAGACCTCATACCGGCTTATATGAGTCATGAACTTGGAGAGATACTACCAAGTATGATAAATATCAGTAAATCAAAAATATGGGATGACTGGTTGCAGTTGACACAATATTTCCCGAATAAGGATGGCGAATACTATGAAGCTGCTTATGTTCGATACGATGCTTACAACCCACAAACAGAAGTGTATAGTGGATTTGGAAGTACAGAGGTGGAGTCGAGGGCGATGCTGCTTATTGATCTATTGGATAAAAAAGTATTGACATTAAGTGATCTAAACTTAAAAAGTTTAAATAGAATATGAAGACAGTAAGATTATCTGACTTCTCGCCTTATAATAGGAATAAGGGAAAGATGCAAGAGTTGCGTCACAAATTCAGGAATCAAATACTTGAATATTGGGGAGAAGATACCGGGATTTTGATAGGAATAACCATGGTACATGAAAGACATTTGTGGAACGAGGAAGTTAAAGTAATATGATTATGGACGATAATAGGATAATGGAAGCGGCTAAATTGATAGCCAACTCCTCAGCGGCCTTAATACAGGCTATAGGGATGATGAGTGAGAATATAGAGAGGGCTAACAGAGGGGAATCTCTGGCTTATACCGAAGATCAGTTTATGAAACTAATTCAAGATAACGGAATAACGTATAACGATGTAATACAAAGGGGGTGGATATGAAAAACGTAGAAAGAATAAACGCATTAAATAAAGTTTATTATGAATAGAATGAAAATATTTTTTAATTACTTATTCTTTAAGGATATGGGTAATCTTGGTGAGGGGTGTCTTATAAGCGCATTCATCTGGCTTATGATCATGCTTGTCATTATTGGGGTCTTTTGCTTATACTAAAGATCATTTCATGAAAATCAGGATAACGTATAACAATGTAATACAAAGGGGTTGGAGATTATGAAAGACGTAGAAAGAGTAAATGCATTAAATAAAATGCTATTAAATGCGAACGTAGTAGCTTATGGGGCTATGGTTGATTTGATTAAAAGAACAGGGAGACTTGATCTTGATGTGAGTAGCGTAGGCCATATAGATGATTTTCCGGCTGAAATAAGGATCTTTACCGATAACGGGTTGATTTGTTTATCTATAACATCCGTGTATTTATCGGGGGAAGATAATTTGATGGTTGATGGATATGATGAAAACAATGATAAAGTTGATGGGGTGAATGTTTATTACGACCAGATAGACGAGGTAGTATATCTGGTTAAAATCATATTAGAAGAAATGGAGGGAAAAGATCATGGGGAAAGCAGTTAAAACAGATATAGAATATAAGGAGATATTAGAGAAATCATTATCAGCTATCCAATATCTAAGAATACATGGATTCTCGACGTACATGGAATCGGAGGGAATTGTTAATAGGATAATGATGTTTAAGGATAAGAATGAGATGAGAGATCGAAAGATCAGATCAATTTAATAAAACTAAGGTAATCATATTAAATGGAGAATCATATGGGAGCTAAAATAACTTTGATGGGATCGGAGTGGATATCATTGGATGGTTCGCTGCCAGAAGTGCAAAAATCATGTTATTTCTTGGATAGAGAGAATGTGTTTCGTGGGGTAATGGATGAGCAGGGTGACGTATATGAGATATTGGATAATGGCACCAATGATGTTGTATATCATAGCAATATAGAAGATGGATATATAGCTTTTTGGAAACAAGAATTAAAAATGATTGAGAATATGGAGGATAAGGATATTTCAGATAAGACAAGAATGAAGGGCATGAACCAAGGGATATGGCTGGCGGTTCAGGAGCTAGCCCACGACGGGCGATGGACGCAAGCTGCGGAGGAGCTGGTATCTTCTTGTGGATTGACTGAGGATGAGTGTAGAAAGCTACAAGAGGAAAGTGGGTCGTTTGATGATGAAATGCTTGAGTTTATTGATACGATATTCGGTCGTAAGATAGATTTAGATGAGGATAATCAGATGATTGATATAGATATATCTACAATGAAAGTAGGTGATACATATAGCTTCATGAACAATCAAAAGGAGATGGTGGAGATCAAGGCTGTAAAAAGATCAATGCTGGGGTGTAATGGATGTTATTTATCAAATAGCGAGATATTATGCAAGGGGTGTAATAAGAGTGAGCGTGAGACAAATGATAATATAATGGTCGTCAGGATAGATAAGATGGATGATGTATATCGTAATGATCGTCCTCTGGATTCGGGAATAGGCGTAGTTCACTCTTTTAGGATAAATAATAAAATTATAAAAGCGGTAGCATGTCAGACAGTCATTAGGAATGACATTTGTAGTAAATGTTGTTTTGTGGATACGAATATCTGTAGTAACATGAGATGCTTTAGTAGTGTTAGAGAGGATGATAAAAGTGTAATTTTTAAGAAAATAGAATTATGAGCGAGAATACGATCGATAAGGCTAAGGAGGAAGGCATAAGACAAGGGATATGGTTATGCATACAAAAGCTGGTGAGTTTGGAAAATCTTGGTATGGCAAGATATTTTATACTATCATTCAGATTTGACAAAAATGAATGTGAGGCGTTATTGGATAAAAATGATCCAAACGATAAAATGAATGAATTTATCGATGGATTTATATTTAATAGAAATAATCATATAAAAAAGTTGGATGATATAGGGTATCATAAGATAGGTGAAGTATTTAAATATGATATCGGTTCGGGAATAATAGAATTGGCGGTAATAGAGGATGACGGTAGCGGTTGTGATGGATGTATATTTAATGATAGGAATTATTATTGTAAGAATACTTGCTGTATTAATGTAGATAGAAAAGACAGTACGGATATTATATATAAAGAAGTAAAAAGATCATGAGTTTAATAGATAAATTAGAGGATTTGGTGATCAAAGTAGACACCGAATACCAACAGAAGATGGAGGCGGTGATCCGGGAGATAGTTCCGGGGATGCCGGGAGGGGACGTGCGCCATGCCGCCGAGTGTATGTGTACGGACAGGATGGGGAGCATGATGGATATCGATATTTATATATTAAAGGAAGAGGATAGACCTTACGAATGCCATTATCTAAAGGATCTGCTGGAGGATAGGGTAGCTAGAATAGCCAAAATGCATGAGGATGAAAGTTATACATACAATATGGATGATAATTATTGGTGCGCCACATGTGGATCCCATTCTCATAAAAAGGATTCCAAGACAGGGTATTGTTGGTATTGCGATACAGTTAATTGGGTTAAAGAGGATGGGAAGGATGTTGGAATATAAAAACAAGCAATTATATAACAAGGAGGAATAAACATGGGAAGAGGTGTTAATACAGGCGCCTTGTCTCCGGTCGGCGGTATCGGGGAAATACGAATGCGAGCAAACCTGCGAAAAATAGTGGCGTACAAAGATTTCGCGAAACAGATGGTCATGGCACAATACGAATGATAGAGGAGATTGGTGATTAAAACATTAAATAACATTAAACATGAAAAAGAGTAGAAGAATTGTAAAGAAAATGAGCAAGAAGAGCCTTATCAACAAGAAGGCTCTTCGGTATATTATCGCAAACAGTAATTTATGTAAACATGCGATAAGAGAATTGGAATTAGCCGGATATAGCAAAGAAGAGGACGGTCCTAACAAATGGATGCGCGAACAGGTAATAGAAGCTGTCGCGCTGTTCTCTTCTCATGGTAACAGCGGATTCTCGGCACCATTTGAAATCAATCTCGTCAAGAAACTTTGCAGTTTTGATATAATCTCTCCTTTGAGATTTGACGATGGCGAATGGGGGAAAATAGGCTTAGACGGGAGTTGCCAGAATAAAAGAAAATCATCGATATTCAAAGAGCCGGACGGGAGTATCCATGATGTTGATGCATTTTCAAAAGTTCCTGTAAAAAAGTTTTTATTCGCCACTCGAACGTGGACAGAGAACATCCATAAGATAGGATGGATAGGAGGGTTGTTTGAGACGGACGAAAACGGAATACTCACTGGAAGATATTTTGGTAGATGTAATGTAAAAGACTATCAGAACGGATATATGCCAAAAGGCAAGAAAGAAATACCATGCAGGGAGATAGAGATATCGCCGGACAATTGGATTATGACAGTTGAATCAAACAATGAGGCTTTGATTGAATTGTCAAAGATTTATGATATAGTCTGGCGACAATGCCCTTGCTTGAAAGGCATAATGAATACCAACGTTACACCGGAACTTGAAAGATTGGCATGCGAACAAATGAAGGGATAAACAATGAATGACAAATTTGTAGACATGCCGAAATGCATGGCGGACAAATACGAAACCGCCGACTTTATTGCCAGCGATCCCGTCCAGTTCCCAAGGCGGTATTCCGGGCGGGACGCGGAGGTCAGTGGGTTCATTACTTCGTGGCTCTCGTTCGGGAATCGAAAGGCGATCATCGGGGCGGCGGAGATGAGGAAATGTCTTGATAAGATATTTGATTTGGCGATTGATGAAAGGCTTAAATAATTAAACACAAAATCATATAAGATGATAACTTCTATAAGGATAGACGACAACAAGAAGACTCCATTTAAATATATCCAAAAGATAAAAGCGTTCAAAAATGGCTCTGAGTTTATATTCAAGCCCGGCGTGAATGTGATTGTAGGCAAGAACGGGAGCGGGAAATCAACCCTCCTGAATATGATATCGAAGTACATGTTGTGCGAGAAAAAGATGTGTTCTGAATTACCGTCAGAAGCATTGTATTTCCCGGATATATTTGATGATGACAAGGTGCTTGACGGGATCAGTATTAAGTCGGATTATATCGGGAAGGTATTCCATCTCCTACAGCAAACTGAAATGAGAAAGGATGATATATTGGATAATATCAATAATTTAAGTTTGTATATGAATGGAGCATCTAGGTCCTCTGGGGAGAAGAACCTTCATGCCATGAACTCGCTCTTTGATTTTGTGTTTAACCAAGATGAGTATGCGTTTCCGATACAGAAGCTTATGGAATTTAAGAAAAAGTCAAATGAGTTCTGGGCAAACAGGATCGACAATCTTTTAAAATACTACAAAGACAATCATGTGGTATTAATGGAGAAGGATTTTGAGTATACAATCCTTATGGATGAGCCGGACAGGAATTTAGATATTGACAATATCATGGATCTGTACAAGGTATTGTCATTTCATAAACCGCAAACACAAATTATAGCCGTAATTCATAACCCGGCTTTGATTTACAAGTTGAGCAAGCTGGATTGCGTGAACTTTATTGAGATGACAAAAGGGTATTTGAAGGAAATTACTGGTTTTATGAATAAAAAATAAGAAAGGAGATGAGAGAAGAATTGAGAACAATAGGATCAAAAGGACGCCATGTGTTTACAGCAACCTTTGTTAGATTTGGATTTAGGAATGGATACATTGGACCTGTAAAAACGATGCTTTTACAAGATGTGACACTTGATAGCAAAATAGTATCAGATCATTTGTGGTTCGATTTAACAAAAGGATTTAGTGATGCTGATTTATCGCCAGGCGATGTGGTTGAGTTTTGCGCAAGGGTTAGTGCTTACGAGAAAGGATACAAGGGGCACAAGGATGATGTACTTAATAGACCGATAGAAAGAGACTATCGATTATCAAGACCGACAAAAATTAAAAAGATCGGGAAGAAATTAATATTAAAAGATGAGGGGAAATAATACATGATAATTATATGCCTAAAAAATTCATAATTTATTAAAATATAATGATATGAAAATTCAAGTAGAATTAAATTTGGAAGATGTATTCGAGGAAGCTATGTACAATGAAGCGACGTTGAAAGAGGAGTTTACCAGCTCGGTCAGGTTAGCCGTAGTACGTGAACTTAAAGAAAAGTTCAAGAATGAGTTGATGAGAGAAATATCCAATCCGATATCACAGAAAATTGAGGATATAGCGAGGGAATCAATGAGCGATCTCATTGAGAACGCCAGCGAGAAGAAATATAGATTCAGGTTAGATTATATGGATGAGGAGTTAACAGTAGACGAGTTTATAAGAGGCAGGATTAAGAAGGTTGTAGACAGCAACATCGAGACAATGGTAGAATCAAAAGCCAAATCTTTTGTCAATGAGTTAAGGAGAAGATATGATATGGCGTTCGCTGCCTTTGTCGTAGATAACATGAGAAAGCAAAATATGTTGAAGGAAGATAAGATAGCTGAGCTGTTAAAGGATAACCCAAATGAGAAGTAGGGAAGATGCCAAAGGAAGACGGCGATCTGTGCTCATGACACCGCCCGTACCGGAGAAGGTCAGGGTATTATCCCCGGCATGGTATAGGGCGGCAGTGGAGTTTCAAGGTAGGCCGGAGCAGGAGCGACTAGCCTTTTGCTCGTGGTGTTGTTGTCATGGAGGGTGTAATTTGTGTATGGATATAAGCAAATACAACATAAAAGGGCTTAAGATATATGGAGGATAAGGTGATTATATACCATTTTATGATTTTAGTGTAAAATGGTATATAATAACCTAAGCGTATTAACTATTAATAATGTTTATTTAATTTAATTCAAAAACAAAATGTCTACTTTTGTAGACACATAAAAATTACACATATGAAAAAGAGTAAATTTGTAAAGGAGTTAGAGAAGATCATCGATATGGTTAAGGCCGAGGATGATGGTTTCGAGTATGGTGGTAAAGTCATTTTCTATAAAGAAGATGATGATAACTATGAAATCTCGGTAAAGAACATCGAGATGGATCTGACGGTAGAGGCCAATACTATGGCTAGTATGGATGATAGGACTTTTGCCTGTCTTATGAGTGAGGTCTATAAACAAAAGTTTACAAAGGCTATAACGATATCGGAGGATGAGGATGATGAAGACAATTGATAAGATGACCGATCAGGAGATATATGATCTTACTGATAAGCAGGTAGAGAAATTGATCGTAATAAGATGTGCGGAGGAAGGTGTCAGGTTTATGGATGAGCCTCCAGTTATGAAGACGTATGGCTATAAATCTATTTCTCCATCTCATTTCTTCTACTATTTGGAGGGCTTGAATATAGCCGTTCTTGATCAGAATGATGCTATTAAAATAGCTAAGTTATTAAGTGAATTTGATCTATACAGGACTAGATATGATTTCGCCGTATCCAATGAAAAGCTATACAGCAAATTGAATATAATTAATATCAAACATACTCCGATGTTTGATACGAAAGACGAGGAGACCTATAAGTCTATCAAGGATAAGAACGATAAGATTGAGGCGGAATATAAAGACCAGCTGGAGAGATATGAGAGAAATATGAAGAAAATGAGTAAGATTCGGGCCGAGATATGGGATAAAGTAGCCGATATAAGACATAGGATTGATAATATGAACTATCTTAGGTCGCTTTTTGTAAGGGAATATCTACCACTGGTGGATAATGATACGGATAAGGCTATGATATTTTTCAAGAAGGCTTATGGCGTGGATGATGATACGGAAAGATATATTCGTGAAGGAATAAAAGATTATCCTTTGTTTAACAATAATATAGATTAAAATGCACAATTGGTTTAAATGTACGGTTTCTTATGAGACCGATGCCGAGAACGGCATGAAGAAGAAGGTAAAGGAAGAGTATTTAGTAGATGCCTTTTCTTATACCGAATGTGAGGCTAGAATCATAGAGGAGATGAAGCCATTCATCTCCGGTGAGTTTAGCGTGGATATAAAGAGGTTCCGGATAGCGGAATTATTTGCCATGGATGGAGACCGATTCTATAAGGTCACGGCTGATTATATTACGATAGACGAGAAATCGGGCAATGAGAAACGCAAGGCGTTTAACTACATCGTTCGGGCCAATGACCTTGATCATGCCAAAAAGAATTTCGAGGAAGGCATGAAAGGAACCATATCAGATTTCGTTGTCACTTGTATCAAGGAAGAGAAGAAACTGATGGACTTCTACGAGTTTGATGGTAAGATCAGGAATCCGGAGAAAAATGAGGATAGTAAGCAGTAAAGCTAGCTACGAAACCACGTCGTCCATAGCCGAGAAGTTGATGGAGATAAGTAAAATGGAGGGTACGATTTATCGTATCCTCACATTGTCTAACAAAACTTATCTAGCTTCTAAATTAGGATATAGCAGATCGGGGTTCTATAAGAAGATACAAAACAGGAGTTTTAATATCCGGGAACTAGCTCAGATATTCGATACGATCATCAACTTCAAGGATCAAGATTGGACTGAGGGTAAGATTAATAGGCTTAAGAGGTATAGGGCTATGAGCCTTATGGAGTTCAACAAAAGTTATAAAAAGAAAAAGGCATGAGAGGTAGGATGTTACCGTGTGAGAGATGCGGAAGGATGGTAACCATAAGGAGTAAGGGGTTGTGCCCCGCATGCAGAGCCAAGGAGCTACCACCAAAGGAAAGGGCGGCGATACGGGTGAAGGCCAAGCCCCGGGGTAGGAGCCTAGCCGTGTTCTTTGGCGCCCATGTGGCTAGATTGAGTATGACAAGGAGATCTGCTACCGGCGCATACATACCATGCCCGGGGGTAAGCAACATATGCCACTTATACCCTAAACGGAAATATAAATCAGTTGCTGAGGATAATGATAACATTATCTACTTGACGGCTGATGAGCATACAAGATTCGATTATCTATTAGATACGATGGATTTCAGCCGGCTCTTGGACGAGTTTGGCAACGTATGGCTGTTGGCAGCCAGAAGGATGAGGGATCTCGCACCTAGAGTCGAGGAGGATGGTAAATTAAAAACCAGATTATTATCATGGATAGAAGAAAACAAAGATTACTTTTAGACCTAGGATATAAGGCTATAAGTGACACAGTATATAGTTATGGGACGATCATAGAAGTCATAAGCGATCAAGAATTGTTTGATGAGATGAAAGTTCGTTTATCCGAGAGACACAATGTGGCTATTGCGGATGATGGAGAGATAGGATGTTCGGCTTTAGGCAAGATTTTAGGCAAGATAAAGGACGAGAATGCGTCGTCATATTATTGGCGATCATCATTACCAGTATTAAGATCATATCATACAGATCCTAAATTTACCGCTTTCTTTGGCATATTAGACGTTTTATCAACGGTCCCGAAGAAAGATATGGTCGAGGAGGAAAAGCCTATTGAAGAGCCTAAAAACGAGCCTAATGAGGAGATGGAGGTTGAGTATGATCTGGAGACAGAGCAACAGTATTATGCCGCTGAATGGATAAAGGATATCCCGACACCTGTGTTATATAGAATGACTGTCGCCGGCAAACGTGTGTATTATGAGATGGATGTTGATGGGTATCCTATCATATACGATGGAGCCACTAACAATATCGCCAATGGGTATTGTGATACGTCCGGAGCCTTGGAGAAGTGGAAGAATGAGATGAGGCTCAAGGGTAAGGATCCTGATGAGTACGCTAACTACAGGGCTGATCTGGGTACTATCATGCATTATCTATTTGGGTTGTATCTGACCGGGGTTAACATAAAGCTGATCCCGACATGGATCAGGAAGGTGGTCAAGGAAGCCAAGCTAAGAATAGACAAGTATAGGATGGAGCGGATATTAGTGGATAACATTGATGAGCTGATAGAGGATCTGATATCATTCGCTATATTCTGCAAGGAAAGACATGTTAAACCGGTATTGATCGAAAAGATGCTGAGGTCAAGCAGATTGAAGGTGGCTTCTTCGGTGGACGCCGTGGTGGAGATGGATAGCGAGCCGGAGATGGTGGAGATAGAGGTCGAGACAGGAGAGCTTTATAAGGTGGGAGCCAAGAAAGGCCAACCTAAAATGGAGAAAAAGAAAGTAAAAAGATGTAGGAGGATATTCGCTATATTGGACTTCAAATCAAACAGGAAAGGCAATTTCTATGACGAGTATGCTTTCCAACTTGAGTTATATAGAAGAATGATACAGGAGAACTATGGAAAGATATTGGAGATAGAGGAGATATATAACTTCGCTCCGGGTGATCCTACCGCAAAGACCAGCCAATATAAGTTGAAGAGACAGACTGACAACCCTATATTGAATATGGCTACCGTAGTATATCTTCAAGGTAAGTATAAGTTTGAGAAAACCAATTATACGGTTACGTCAAGGATCGGGTCTTTAGATATAGAGGGTGATTTTGAGTTGAATGGTTTGATAAGAAAAGAGTCGCTGAGAGATTATATATATAGAGTGATGAGTGAGAGGAGAGGATGATGGAATTTAGGGAGTTCAATAAGAGCGTTCATCGGTATGAGCTGGATCATAGCAAGCCAAGAAGGAAGCTGACGTGCCCTCAATGCGGCAAGGATAAGTGTTTTACGCCGTACGTGGACGTAACCACCGGTCAGATCGTTGGAGAGCAGTTTGGGGTGTGTGATCATAAAAATAAATGTGGTTACTTTAAATATCCAACAGGGAGCGAACTTGGGAACAATGATCTTTTTACCGATTCAAACAAAGTATTAAGGAGGTACAGACCTCCTATGGATCCGGATATAGCCAACTGCATTCCGGTAAGCAAGATGTTTGAGACGCTTAATCCTTTCGAGACATCCGATCTTCAGGATTATCTATCCAATATCTTCGGATCGTATCATACCAATAGGGCATTTAGCTTGTATAAGGTGGGGATGATGAGATTCGGGGACTGGGGTAAGTGCTGTGTGTTCTGGCAACTGGATAAGAATTGGGTAGTGCGGACCGGGAAGATAATGGACTACGGGCCTGACGGGAAGAGGGTAAAGGTTCCCATGGATCATGTATGTTGGGTGCATATACTGGACGGTCAGGATTACCTGCTTAGGCAATGCCTGTTCGGGGAGTTTCTTATCAACTTCTATCCCAATGACGCTCCGGTGTATATAGTAGAGTCAGAGAAGACGGCTGTTATCTGTAACATCGTGTACCCTAGTGGGTTGTTTATGGCCTGTGGCGGTATCCATATGCTGAAAAGGGAGATGATAGAGACATTGGGTAGGAGGCGGATAGTCCTGTACCCGGATAAGGGCGACGCTTTCAACAAATGGAGAAAGAAGGTAGACAAGGATATGAGGGGGATGAATATAGAGATAAGTAATTTTCTAGAATCAAAACCCAATATAAATGAGGGAATGGATATAGCGGATTATTTTATTATTAAACAAATTTACAATGGCAAAGGTAGTTGACAATTACAAGAAATTCAAGGTTCTTGAAATAACAAGACAGGAGATGATGGATAAGCTCACCAGATATGGGTGCTTAGGTATTTGCGATATGTGTAACAGACCTACGTCCGTGGGCTATTATGTAGCGGTAATCAATCAATGGATGTGCGAGGACTGTTATAATGATTTCATCAAATCGGTTGACAGGTATGAGGAGGATATGAGAATAGAGAACAGAAATTTTGATAGATTCTGCAATCTATTTAATGTTGAGATAGAAGAAAAGGTATGAAAGAACTGTCTTTAGCCCAGAAAGCTATGTTAAACGGATCCGTATGTCCATATTGCAAGATCCCATCCACTATGATAAATACGGTGGAGGGGAAGCAAGTTGGGTGCGAGAAGTGTAGGGCTTGGATGAGATCCGATCCTTTTGGGAAACCGATGGGGAGGCTGGCTAAGCCGGATCTTCTTAGGAGTATGGATATGGTAATGACTGAGATTAATATATTTGCGTATAGGACAAAACGGGATGTACAGGATATTTACAAAAGCCTATCTGGTGAATTGGATATACCAATAGAACATGTATCCCCATATAAGATGTCTTTGCCATCACTACTTAATACCATGAGATATATTGAAAAGTATAGCGATAATCATATACGGATATATGATAGAACCATGGTAAAGAAGGCTTGCCATAGGCACGGGGCGGTGGCGATCGGGAGCAACGCCTGCCACGGGTGCCCGGAGTTCCTGTTCCATGTGGTAAACAACACGACCGATACGGTGGTGTGTGATATGGATATGAGCTATGGCGACTGTATAAAGAAGAGAAATAATAAATTTGGTAGATAATATTAATTATATAAAAGATGAAGGTAATTTTTATTCATAAGCCTACTGGATATTATGTAGGAGGGTCGATGTTCGACAAGTCTTATTGCAAGGATAAGATGATAGAGAAAGGAATAAGTAAGGATCGAGCCGAGAAGTTAAGTGATATAATAGGCCCATACGCATGCATATGGGAGGTGGAGAACGGAGATGACCCTTATGAGAGTATGAGATCTAGGCTAAAGGATAAAGCTTCATATCTGGATGGAGAGGATCTTATCATGGAGAATTATGATGATGAGGAGGACGAAGAGGATGGGGAGATCGACTGAATATTACAGAACACATCCGGAAGCCAGAAAGAAGAAGGCTGAGACGGATAAGAAGATCAACGCCAGACCTGAGCAGAAAGCCAAGAGACGGGAGTTGGGTCGTAAGAACTACAAGACCGATAAGTTGAAGGGAAAGGCTTATCGGAAGGGGAAGGACCTATGCCATACAGCTAAGGGGTTAAGATATAAATCAAGATCAGCTAACAGAGGATCTAAATCCGATACGGCTGGCGATAGGAACGCAAGAGGATGAGTGAGGATAGGATATGGAGGTCATCCAAGGAGATTATCATGGATGCCTATGAGAGAATAAGAAAGTATCAGTCGGGAGAGCTTCTCCCGGCTCGTACTGGATACGCTTATCTTGACAAGGCGTTGCTGGGAGGGTTCTACCCACAACATGCGGTGGCTATCGGCGCCAGGCCCGGAGTCGGCAAGTCTTATTTGGCGCAGAAGATCATGAGCAATGTGATGAATGTCAATATCAATCCACAGGCAGATGATTATGTATGGTTAAGATGTGAGTTTGAGATGAACCCAGAAGATTTGATGTTGCGTTCACTATCAAAAAAAATGGGAAAGGATATACAAGATATTCTCCTTAACGAGATGTCTGATGAAGAGATAAAGGAAATGCAGAAATGTCTTAAGGAGGAAAACTCCAGCAGAATAACATACATCCCTAAACCATCAACCGTAGATGAGCTTCAAAACTTTCTGTGGAATGAGTATATGCCAATAAACAAAGATAAAAAAATGGTATTCGTGTCTATAGATCATACGGCCCTGATACAAGGTTCAGGAGATGCCAAAAGGAATATCGACTCGTTGATAACCATGTGCAATATAGCTAAAAGGACTTTTCCTAATATTTTCTTTCTTATAATATCCCAACTCAATCGTGATATCGAAGGACGACGGGATCCAAAAGATCATATGCCAAAGCAATCTGATTTTTATCAATCAGATACATTGGGACAGTTATGTACGGCTATGGTAGCGTTAAATATCCCGAAGAGATACGGGTACTCCTCATACATGCAATTTCCGCAAGGATGGTATCCTAATCTGGAACGTTTTAAAAGTGAATCAAGACGATCCTTCCGTGTGGATGGATTATTATTCCATCATATCGTAAAGGTCCGTCAACGGTCATTAGAGGAGATTGATGCGATACATGTAGATATCATGAAAGGATATGAGCGATATTATCCTGATGGAGGGGTGGTGCGCCAAGAAAGACCGGGAGGCTCGGATGCCCCCGTGGGTAGCGGCAAGCCGGACACGACCGTGGTGACGCTGCCGCCCCCGCCTCCCAGTATCCCGTTGGAGCAACAATATATACCGCCTAGTGATGATTTCAATATAGTACATGACGAAACACCTTATTGACATGAGATTGAGACATAATTACTTGCTTGTAGTGATAAAGGTGCTGGAAATGTTCTTGAAGACCGTATTGTCGGTTGAGGATAAGATGGGGATAAAGGAAATTATATCCTCGTTAAAGGAAATGGCTAAATACAGCATCAGATATATCATAAACCGGGAACGGGAAAAGGAGATCATGAGTATCTGTGATGAGGTATCCAATAAAGTACAGGAGTATAAAAGGATAAATGACAACTCAATGATATTGGAATTGGAGAACCTAAAAAGGGAAGTTGTGGCGGTGGAGGATCTTCTTAGCTCATACAAGGGGGTTCTTGACGCCGAACTGGTGATAGCCGAGGATGATATCAGAATCATACGGGACAAGATCGCTATAAGCCTGAGGGAGGACGGAACATGTAAGAGCATGACTGATGCTGATAAAAGGGCTAGGGTGGACGTAAGATACGAGAGGGCGTTAGAGGATTATCGAATCCTTCTAAGATGCGCTAATACGGTTAGGGCTAAGATGTCGGTTGTAGGGCATCTTAACCAATCTATAAATCAATCTATATCAGTTGGTAGAGTTGGTATGGCTAATGAATCTTATACGGTAAAACAGTATGAAAAAGGGAAAGAGATTATCGAAAGCAGACGCCCTTAGGGTGTTGAGAAGAGCTTACGATCTAATAAAGAATGATAATTATACATTTATGTGCAGAGCAATAGAAAAGGCAGCGGTTGAATTATCACTTGCTGAAAGATCATGTGTGGCGTGTTATCTTATACCAGAACTGAAGATGTTCAAACCTGTAAACAGAAAAAATGGAGATTTTTGGTTTCATTCATCAAAGAAAAACATAAGGTTACATATAATAGATACGCTAATAGATATATATAACGGAAATGATCATCCCGATATAGTCGAGAGGGTAGCCAGAAAGATCAGGTCAATATTTTAACTCATTAGCTTATGTATATAAATTTTGAACAGATGATGACATCAGGATTAACGATGTCTGATGTCGGGTATCTTTTGATGATCCGGCAGAAAGAGGAGATGGCTAGCGTCATTCCAAAGGAGAAAATAGATAGTTATAAAGCATCTGGTTATATCGAGCTTCAGAAGAATGGGAAGTGGAAGATAACGCCAAGGGGAGGGTCGCTGCTGATGCTGATAGAGACACCCGGTCTGACACCGGAGGTCGAGGGGATCCGGGACCGTATCGTTGGGGTATATAACGATATGGGGAAGGATACAGGGGCTATTAAGGAGGTAGAGAAAAGGCTCGTATGGTTCGTGGCTAATACCAACTTCAAGGAAGAACCTATAGTAAGAGCCGTAATATCCCACATAGATCTTAAACGTGAGTATACGATGAGATTGGATAACTTGATCTGGAAACCATCAAATGTGTATAGCGTGCATATGAGTTTATCGGAATCAACGTTATTCGATACGATCATAAAAATGTATGGCATGACGTCTGACTTGTATCTTAGGGAGAGCAAGAACAAGGAGCTGGCATGGTTGTTCGCCATAAGCCGGCTTCCGGATCCCCCAAAGAGAATGGATAAGGAATACGCTATCACAGGCGATGTTAAGATGGATATCGAAAGGATATCGGATATAAAAAAAGAATTAGGTAGAAGATTGAAAATGTCGATTTAGTATGGAAAGAAAAGAAGTTGAAAAAGTAGTCAAGGAGGCGATATTCGAGAAGATGGGTGAATTTAATGGTCTTGATCATGCCGCTCAGATAATGAACGAGGATAAGCTGGATACGGATATGGCTATGGATTCCCTTGATTTTGTAGAAGTCATAATGGAAGTGGAAAAGAAAACGGGTAAATGTATACCCGATGAGGCACTTAACGTCAAGCCTTATCACGAATTGAAGGTAGGAGAGCTTATGGGTATGTTGTATGATTATCTAAAAGACAAATAAATGGATTTCGGATATGATGATTGGGAAGAGGGGCTAGAGACCCCTCTTGTCGATGATTGTGATGACGATCATGAGGAGGAAGAATATGATTTCAGTTAAGGAGTTAAGGCCGGGCAATCTTGTAAAAGACAAAGCTGGCGATATATGGAGAGGAGGGTGCGTTACCGGTATGTGTAATGAAAGTGGATCATTAATCCTTGAACGTGAGGTTGATGATGGGATAATGAAATGGTATTCAGGGGAAGATGATGTCATGCCTATTGAGATAGACGATAACCTTCTTGATGCTATCGGTTTTAAGAGTGACAAGAATAGGGACGTATATCGTGGATACGGGATGACCATGGAGGTTTTTGGCGACGAGTATTATCTCGGACTTAGGGATATGGAGGATGACCTGAGCGAGCCTATCCAGATAAGGTATTTGCATAACCTACAGAATATTTCGATGGATTTATATGAGCGTGACATAAATACGGAGAGGCTTTATGATCGTTCCGGAGAATAACTTGCTATGTAAGACCATAGGCGGCGAGAAGGTGCTTGCCGCATCCTACTCACAGATAGACACGTTTGTCCAATGTCCGTATAAGTGGTATAAGACTTACGTGGAGGGTCACAGATCCACGGAGAAGCACGAGGCTACGTCATATGGTACGGTTATCCACCAGACGATGGAGTACTTCTTCAAGAACGGATGCAGACCTTCTTATGAGGATATGAGTAAGGCTTTCAATTACTACGCCGATATAGAACAGATTCCTTTTGATAGCGTAAAATCCCAGATCGAGTCTATGCAACATGCGGCTAGGTTAATAAGATGGATTGTGGGGTTGTTTGAGAAGGATGCTGCTGGCAATTATAAGAAGGCATGGTCCAATCTTACGCCAATGGAGAAGGTGATCCGGGGGTCGAGGCCGGCCGGCGTGGAGGAGGACTTCGTCCTGCCCTATAAGCTACCCAAGCCACTTACTTTGGATGGCGTGACGTACGATAAGGTACATATCATAGGATCGGTGGACTGGCGTGGAGAGTATAAGACAAAAGACAGGATAGCTATGTATACGATAGACTGGAAGTCCGGGAGAAAGTTATTCGATGAGGATAAGCTGCTTCACAATCTCCAGCATCCGATATACGCCTTCTACATACTGAGAAAGTACAAGGTATTGCCGGATATGTGCAGCTATTTCTTTACCCGCATGCTGGACAATCAGAACGTGAAGGTAGATAAGGAGAAAGTAGAGAGATCGGTCAAGGAACTTAACGATATTCTCCTTGACATGTATGATTTCGAGACAAATAAAATAGATAGCTATCAAGCTCACGTTTGGGACGACGCCAAACAGGGGTATAAGTACGAGAAGCGCTACCTCATGGGACGCCAGCCGGCCTGCCTTGAACCCCGCCCCAAGCCCTTGTGTTTTTGGTGCGATTTCTCGATCCACAAACAAGGGACATGCAGGTACTCATCGGATTGGGATGAGTCAAAAAGAAAGAATAAAAAAGATTAACTTTATTAAAAAGCCTAGGTAAATATCTGGGCTTTAATTATATTTGTATCACTAAAAGAGCTAATTATGTACAAAAGTGAAAAAGAAAAACAGATATTAGATCTTCTGATGTCTAGAAAGGATATCAGGAAATTGGTAGAGAAATCAAATGAATGTTATTCTAAAATGGATTTCGTTGGAGCCATGAGATACCGGCAAGAGATAAAGGATATCGTAGATCGAGAATCTAAAATCATGTTGACAAAAAGTGAGTCTTTGATAGGCTTGATGAATAATGCTGATAATGAATATAAATTCAATATGCTGGTATGGCTACATTCCATGATGTGTATGGCGGATGTATTTAACGGGATATTGGAGGATTTCAAGGATGGGGTAAGAAAAGCCAATGGTAACTCCAAGTTCGTTAAGTTCGATAATCTGGATCGGTTAATGGCAGAATGTAAGAAGGAGATTGATTACCTGATGAAAGGCACAAGTAAATCATTCCAGATATCTTTTGCCGTAAGAAGCGATGAGCTAAGGGAGATGATAGAGAATATGGTTGGCGACAATATCCGGGAAGGGTATGATATGTTTAAGGAAGAGGCTAAGATGACCAAGGAGACAGACAGGAGCAAGATAGAGGAATTTAATAAAAAGCTTGACCATGATCAAATGTAATATAAAGCTAGGCGATATAGTCCATACCCAGATAGGAGTAGGAGAGGCGATAGCCATAAGCAAGACCAAAGAGACTTTGATGGTGAAAATGGACGATGACCGGGAGTGTGCGATAAGATTAGAGTACGTAAAAGACGTTTTTGATAACTACAGATCCAAATGATATACAAGTTAAGACCATATCAAGAGGAGTGTGTTAAAAGTATCTCCGATTACATAAACTCTGATAGGGGCGATCCGGTATTAATCGTAGGGCCGGTAGGTTGCGGTAAGTCACTGCTGATAGCAGAGGCGGCTAGATTGATGGGAGATAAGACGCTGATTTTACAACCATCAAAAGAATTGCTGCAACAGAACCACGACAAGATAACGTCGTATGGCATACCGGCTACCATCTACTCCGCTTCCTGTGGTAAGAAAGAGCTGTCTAACATGATATACGCCACGTTAGGGTCTATCAAGAAGGTTGTTGATAAGCTTAAGGAGATGGGGATCAGAAATGTATTGATAGATGAGGCTCATGCTGGTTATAGCCCGGAGGATGGTAGCGAGTTTATGACATTCATGAATGAACTGAAACCGAAAAAGGTGATAGGGTTTACAGCCACGCCATGTAGACTTAAAAACATGTCGATAGGACAGACATCATATTCCCAACTTAATTTCATCACTCGTATGAGACCGGTATATTTCAAGAACCTGATTCATGTGATACAGGTAGAGGAGATGATAAGGCAAGGATTTTGGACACCTCTTAAATATGAGACATGGGATTTCAATGGGGATGCCCTTAAACTTAATTCTAACGGCTCCGAATATACGGCTGAGTCTATTAGTGAGGCGGTGAGAAAAAACGGCTTAAACAACCTTATTTTACGTCGGTTGATGGTATTAAAAGACGTATGCAGATCTATACTGGTATTTATGGATTCTGTTGAGAGCTGTAATACTGCCGCCGAATGGATGAACGCCAAGATATGCGCTGGCATGGCGGAGGTAGTTCACGGAGGCACGCCAAAGAAGCAGCGGGAGGCTATAGTCGAGAGATTCAAGTCAGGTGGGACGAGGGTAGTGTTCAACTATTCCGCCCTCGGTACGGGATTCGATCATCCGGGTCTGGATTGCGTGATAGTAGGGAGACCGACATTCTCATTCTCATCGTTTTATCAGTGGCTTGGAAGGGCAGTCCGTATAAAAGACGGAAAGGATAGTGCTTTGGTCGTTGATTGTTGTAACAACTCGTCAAGGTTCGGTGATATAAGGAAACTTAGTATAGAGAACTACAAAGGATATGGATGGGGGATGTTTATCGGCGATAAGCTAATAACTAATATCCCGATGGGGGATAAGGTAACGAAAACAGATCTGGATATCAAAGCAGCCAAGAAAGATCGTAGGAGGGGGCTGGCGCAGGGCGTAACCGCCGCCCCTGTTCCCGGGAGACCGGATCATCCCCTTGGCTCTACGGTAATGACATTCGGGAAATATTGTGGGTGGATGTTGCATTCGATCCCAGTATCGTACTTCAAATTCATAAACGAGACATTTGACTGGGATAATGATAGGAACAAGGATATAAAAGAATACATAGATTTTTTAATCAAAAACAATAGATTATGACAGGATGTATATATCATGAGGCTGATCTTGACGGAGTAATGTCAGCGGCTATAGTAAAAAAGTATTTCAAAGGGGACATTGATCTTCTTCCTTACAATTACGGCAAGGAAATACCTGACGTGAATAAATATGATAAGGTGTTTGCAGTTGACGTGTCATTTGGAAACAGAACAAGATTCCTTTTCGATGAGTGGAAAGAGAAAGGTATAGATGTCGTATGGATAGACCATCATAAGACCGCCATAGACGATATGAGGGATTACGAGGTAAAGGGCAAGAGACGTATCGGAACGGCGGCTTGTGAGCTTACGTGGGAATATCTTTTCGATGATATCGAAACCCCTGACGTGGTAAAATTATTGAGCGCTTATGATGTATGGGATCATGATCGCTTCGAATGGAGTGATGTCATGGCGTTCCAATACGGGATGAGAGGATATTGTGGTCTTGACGTGGATATGGCGGCAAGGGCCATGGATGGCGATCATGACTTCATATATGACATGATAAGGAACGGGGAGGCGATACTGGAGTATATCGTTGAGAAAAACAGGGGCGAGATAAATATATTCTCATTCGAGGCTGATGTATTTGGGTACAAGGCTATATGTATGAATACCACGGAGTTTAACTCTACTACATTTGAATCTATGTATAACCCTAAAAGACATGATCTGATGATGCCATTTTGCTGGAACGGAAGATTCTTTAGATGCTCGTTCTATACCACCAAAGAGGAGGTGGATGTCTCGGTGCTGGCACGCAAGGCCAATCCCGGTGGAGGCGGTCATAAGGCGGCTGCCGGCTTCCAACTTAGCGTGGAGGATATGATGGGATTCTTGAAAGAGAGGAGGATGTGATATGGTAGGATTGATATCTATTATTATAATAATAGTAATCTCCTTTGTCATGATGATGGAGGGATGGGAAAAATATGATTCACAAAAGTTTTACACAGGGCTGCTTGTGATAGGTATAAGTATCATAATGATATTTCCAGTAATGCAATATAATATGGAGAATATGAAAAACGTATGCAAATTCAAGAAACTTAACGAAATGAAGCTAGATGATTACGGCTTCGGTTTATTCGAGTACAATGGCGTTCTTTATTTCAAGGAGGCAGAGGGTGAGAGATGCTTTGATGTAAGAAGCGGGAACGAGGTTATTATCGGGAAAGATAAAATTGTAACGGCCTTGGAGGATTGATCATGAGAAAACTTGACGACACCAACAGGACAAGAAAGAAAAACGTACGGCACTCGTGGGTAAAGGCGGGGCCGGGGATCCAACGCTGCGCTATTTGCGGAATTACGAAGCAAAGCGAGTGGAGAGACGGGAAGACCTCGCATTGCGTATATCTATCATCTGGTGAGCTTTATTCTATGACAGGAGAGACACCGGAATGCAGGGATCTTAGTGAATTTTATTAATAAAACAAAAAGGAGTTTGAAATGGAAGAGGAATTTAGCAAATACGACAAGGTTGTTTATGATGGTGAGGTATTTGAGGTACTTGAAACCGCCGACAATACGGGGATAATGAAAATAGAACCGTTATTTGATGAGACATATAAATTTATTTGGGTTGATGAGGAGATGGTTGTCTCGTTAAGCAGGGCTATCAAGTTAAGGCTTGTTGATGATGAGACGGCAGATGAGGCGATGAATTTCGGGAAGCCAAAAATAGGAGACGCGGTGGTGGAAAGCGGACCGCTTGTAGGGAAAGACGGCAGCGGCAAGGACGACCGGGCCGACGGCAAGCTTCGGTGGGATCTCCTTCCTTTGGCTGAGATAGAGGATATCGTGAGGGTATATACGGAGGGGGCTAAGAAATACGCCGACAATTCATGGCAGAATATACCTGATGGATTTGAGAGATATAGAGCGGCTTTACTTCGCCATATGACGGCGTACATGAAAGGCGAGAGATATGATAAGGAGACAGGGCTGATGCATTTGGCACAAATTTGTTGGAACGCCATAGCGTTATTATATTACGATAAACATAACAAAGGGTTAATAGAATGGAAGGATCAGGAGAAATAATAGTAGACGAGAAATTAAAAGCTATTGACAAAAGGGCTGGTAGGTACATTAATGTGATCGCACGTACTATTGACAATGGTACTTCATTCCCGATAGTTAAGTACCTTGATAAGAATCGTAAGGAGCTGAATTATGATTGTGTAAGGCATCTTAATTTTGATATAGACATAGATTGGGAGTTGAGAAGATATCAGATCGTAAAAGATTTATTGTCCAACGATTTCGATGGGAGGAGGTTGAGTGTAGATGAGGTAGATAACGCTATATTTACAGCGGATTTAATTATTAACAAATTAAAAACTATTTAAAAATGGTAAGAATTGATTTTTTCACGAAGAAAGACGCTGAGTACAGCGATTCCATGCGATATATTATCGCCAACACGTTACAGGAATATGAGGGTGAGGTCACGTTAAACCAGATCCCGGAGAACAAAGCCACGGATGAGGAGATATCCAAGTACGGTATAGAGGTATATCCTACTATTATCGTCAGTGGAGATAATATGGATGGCTTTAATAAACTTGAGGGGATGTGCAGAAAGGCTGATCTTATTAACGTCATGTCATTATACGATAAGAAATAGGCTCATGACGCTAAGTGATAAATATTTTGGCTGGAAAGATATATTCTTTGACAGGTTCGTGCATTGTTGTAATGAAAAAAGCGGTCAACCACAAGGGAGTAATATACCTCTAGCCAAAATAAACTTCGATAACAAGACAGGATATGTGGAGGACGGGACTATTAATATAGCCGAGCTTCTTCAATATCTTTGGATAAATAATAAGGTCTATAGGTGTGAATATGCGCCCATAGATATATCTTCCGCCTTGCAAACATTGATCAGATTGACCGAGAACGCTAAACATATGTTTGAGGATCAACCGGGTGTATATGACATGATCCCATATAGAGGTTTTTTCCTTAGAGATGACTTTTCATCCGGGAAAGATTATTCACTTGATTTGGATAAAATAGTGAGCGGGATGGGAGGATGGTATGGGGAGGATGAGGATCCATGCTACTCGATGTTCGTCAGCCAAGATCAGATATGGAACTTGAACCCGATATTGAAGGTATTAGCTGATGAAGGATCTATTCTAGCCAAAGAACTTGGGTATGATATGAACTCATATGTCAGCGACAATGGATATACGATATACAACCCCTACCTCTCGTGGATCAATCATTACTATCATTATTGCCCGACATTTAACGAGGATAAATTAAAGCCTTGGGATAGAGTAGAGGATAGGAAAAATAAGTTCAAGATGACGGATAAGGTCAAGAGAGGTGCCAATAACTGGTACTATTCAGGCGGGACTATATCTTGCGTAGATAACTTCTTAGGGAAGAAATACAGGAAGAATCTCCGAACCTTTATCTATCGTGGAATAGTATTCTTCCTTGACCGGATATGGCATACGCCTTTATTTGAGAGGATGGGCGTGAAAATGAAGTACAACGCTTATTATTGTTATGCCGCTACCTCCGGGATATGGTATGATAAGGGATTCAAGAGAAGACTAGCCAAGAGATTTAACAAGTCGCTGGGCGGCGACGGGGAACTGTTCGGGGCTAACCTAGCCTGCATGGTATGTGACCGTAAGGATATCGATTGGGAGGCGCTTCGTCTTTGGCTTGACAAATACGATGATCCTACTGATAAGGGCATGGTGAATAGCCCTATTCAATTTATGTATTTATATTTATATTACACTTTTAACAAATAATTTGAAATGAAGAAGATAAATAACTGGGTTATAAGAACATTTGGATTGAGAGGCTCATGGAGCTGGGCTAAAAAACAGATGTTAAATGGAGCGATCATTAAACGTAAGGCTACTACAGGGACATACAAAATAGCTATTGATAATGACAAGAATAGGTTACTTGTAGCCACATGGGATCATCTAGATCAAAGTCCTGTATGGGAAAGGTGCCCGCATAGTTTATTAGATGAAGATGCGGTTGATTATTTTGTCACAGCTCATAAGGAATTATCATATGGAGGCATAAAGATCAGGATGAAAGATGAATTTAATTGTAACGATAAAATATCGAAAGTATGAAAAAGATTACCGATAAAGACGTAGAGGCTCTTAAAGCCGGGAAGAAGGTGACAAAAGGTTTTATCCATATGCAATTGGATGATAAGGGAAGATTGAACTTGTGGAGTGATATCAATATAACTGACAATGGTGATTATATATAACTTTACACCGGGTTTATATAGTTACGATTAACAAACGATACCGGAGGTACGCCGGGAATTAAAGCACGTGAAGAGACCTCTTTAGAATCAGTTTCGTGTAAGCGGATTCAACAATGTCCCTATGAAGCATGAAAATATGCTTTTGGTGTAGAAAAGTATATAAGTACCTAACATTATAATATAATTTAAAAGATGGCAAAGAAACAGTTAAAGATCCCGTTTAAGGACGGGAGACCATGTAAATGGGTTAAGGATGTTCATGATGAGGGGCGTGATAATTATGAGTTTGATGAATGCCTTGAGATACACGGATTCGTTCGTGGACGCTCTTCGGCTGTAATGATATTAAGACCGGCAAATGATCATGGGGAGGATTTTAATTATGCCAAAAGTGTCTATTACCAAGTATTCTTGACAGACAGTAAGGAAGTAATACAGAATATGATGCATGGAATCATATATGGTAAATGGACTTTTGTTAAGAGGGGAGAAAATTTTGGTATTAAATTGGTTAAGGTCTTACCTAAGATACATAAACTTGCCCTTGATATGTTCGCAAAAGATATTTTTAGGTCTGAGAATAAATAAACAATTATGATATGTGAAGGTAAACACGAGCAAAATGAGACCATACGGAAGAATCAAGACAGTTAAGGGATCTTCATGGAAAAAGGATATACATCCACCAAAAGGACACAAGAATTGGTGGGAGGATATATGTGATCCTATATCTAGAAGTATTATGAAATTAAATTTCAAAAAGGAAATAAACAATCAAATTTGGTATGAGCAAAAGCAGGGAAATGATTAAACAGGAATTAAATTTATCAGATCAAGAATATAACTTTCTTGAAAAATATCAATCTATGAAATTATCACAGAGGTTTGGTAATGTTTTCGATAGATTAAAAAATGATAAGTCTAAAGCAATTTACACTCATGATGGGTCAATACAGTTGTTTTATATACAAGGTAAAAGAGTAGATAAAGAAGAATGGGATAAACTTCATAGATCATGATAATTACTAAAAAATGGTCAATGCCGAATAAAGAGACATTCAGCATAAGACCGATAAGGGAACTTATAGACAAATATCGAGAAGAGGGGATGGTTATAGTGGATCCGTTCGCCAGAAACAGCGATATAGGGACGATCACCAACGATCTTGACCCTGAGACTAAGGCTATATATCATAAAGATGCCACGGACTTCTTGTGTCATCTTGATGATAATATAGCTGATATGGTATTATATGATCCACCATATTCTGCGAGACAGGTATCTGAATCGTATAAAAGACTTGGAGGTGCTGTTAATATGCAAACAACGCAATCTAGTTATTGGGCTAGACAGAAGAAGGAGATAGCTAGGATCACCAAGAAAGGCGGGGTGGTCATTACCTGCGCGTGGAACTCCGGCGGTATAGGGGCCGGGCTTGGCTTCGAGCAGCAGGAGATTCTTCTCGTGGCTCATGGGGGATGGCATAATGATACGATTGTTACTGTAGAAAAAAAGATCAAAGGTTAGATGAAAGAAAGGATATTCACCACAAAAGAACAGGGGGAGGGTGCTGGTTGAGGCCGGCCTCCCTATCTCCACCGCCATCGGTTTCAGAGACAAGTATCTGGATCAATTACATTCTATGGAGGATGACGCTGGTCGTATAGGCCTGATCGAGGCCGTTACCCCGGATATATCCAACCCTGTTTGGGATGTAGGGACGTTACTGAATTTACTCCCATATGAGATAGAGGGTTGTACATTAGAATGTTATAAGCTAAAACATGCATGGTCTGTAACGTATAGAGATATAGATGAGATTCCTATGTATTGGAGTAGCGAGAAACTTCTTGTAGACACATTGTTTTCGATGATGATGGAATTACTTAAACATAAGATTATATGAGCATAAAGCAAATAACAAAATTAAGGTACAAAACGAAAGATAAGCCTCCTATGGAAGGTGTTCCTCTTTTAGGATACAACAAAAGATATGACTGTCCGTGGACAGTAGTGTACAGAAGCAAAGACAAGTACTACACTTGTGTGAAGTACGACACCGAATTTGAAACATATCCACCGGAAGAATACGAATATCTATATCCATGAGAACATGAAACAAGTAACAAGAATAAGATACAAAACGGGGGATAATCCGCCTATGGCCAATGTCCCTCTTATAGGATACAGCAAAAAATATGACTGTTGGGTAGCGTTAGTATACAGAAAAGGGGATAACTATTACACCAATATGGAGTGCGATGTTGAATATAAGACATCTCCTCCAGATGAGTACGAATACGTATATCCGTGAGAACTAGAAGGAATATATTTATATTTAAGCATGATTAATATTATTTTAATATTATTCATGCTTTTATTTTTGTTTAAATCGTATTTTTGTATCAACATTAAAAACCTGATTATTATGGATGAAAACAAACAAAAAGTCAATGAGCTAACGATGAGGACGCTGGGTTCTCATTATGGCGGACATACCTATGTAAAGGTAAAAAATCGTCAAACTTATGTAACGATAGATTGGAAGTTGTTGAGGGCTATAGAAAAAGGAGAGGTGGAGATAGACAACGAGAAATACCATCTATCCGGAATAGAGTACGTAGCTAAAAGATGTCAGGACATGTTTTACGTTGGTCGTGATATTTATTATTTCAAGGGTATGGGAGAAAGAGGAATAACCAATCTTCTTAGAAACGCTATAGATGATTTGCTAGATACCATAAGCAGCAGGGAGACTTATCGTAGCGCAGAGCACAGGGTGTACGCCCAAATGAATAAACTTACGGAAGCGGGAGCCATGATCAGCTTGGCTATAGAATTACTAACATCTAATATCCGTCATAGTTATGGAGAAATTAATTTTGAACGATATCCAAGACCTGTGGAGGTGGAGGGAGAAGATAAACATTGATGACTTCAAAGAGGATCCTATGGCTGAGGATATGCCATTATATTTCCCGTGCGCCGTCGTATGGCATGTGAATTGGGGTGAGCATGACGCTGATAATTATATATGTTATGGATTTGTTTATGTAGCAGAAATATTAGGGATATGAACATTAAAAAACAGATAATTCTTGACGATAAAGACTATGAGCGATTAGTGCACGATGCTAATCTCAGTAATGATGAGATAAAAAGCAAAATCGCCAGCGCTCTAACCACCGATATAGTGGTTAGTTTCGATTTCGATGTAAATAAAAAGGTTACGGGGAATATGAGGATCGAAAGCGCCACCCATAATCTAGGATATAATGAATATGATAATATCGTAAGGGCTAGAGACGAGAATATTCACCATGCTGTTTATACAGCTATATATGATTATCTTGAGAAAATAAAGAGAGATAATAATGAGCTAAGCGCAAAAGATTGGATATTATTCACATCTATAATCTTATCTATTTTTGCAATGGGATTTGCAGGTGGATGGTTGGTATTTAATTGATTAAATCATGGGTAATTTAAAAGACATACAAGATATAACCAGTCTTACGTCAGAAGCGATATTCAATATACGTAAACCTGTTGATTATATGTGCAGTGATATAGATAGCCATATAAAAGATATCAGGACACAATGTGATTATATTATGGATGGGGATGAGGAGGATGTTAAATACTATTCAAAATCAATCAAATCAGACGTAGATTCTTATTTCGAGGATATACGGTCAAAGGTCGAGAATCTCCGTGATTGGGGAGAACAGTGGAAAGTACTGGCTAAAGATCTGTTTGATGAGTTGATGAAAGTAAATAGCAATAAGGCCATAAACAGCTATCTGTCTTATGAGGCATTGGAAAGATTAAGGAACATTTTAAAAATCAATAGATATGAGCAAATTACTATTTTTCGATTTAGAGACAACCGGGGTTAAGTTCTGGAGAAACGGAATACACCAAATAGGAGGGATCGTGGATATCGACGGGCAGGAGGTCGAGAGGTTCGACATCCGCCTAGCCCCGAACCCTGCCGCCACGATAGAGCAGGAGGCGCTGGACGTGGCCGGCGTTACCTTGGAGCAAGTGCAGTCTTATCAGCCTATGGAAGACGGATACAGGCAGTTAGTTGGTATATTATCCAAATACGTGAATAAGTTCGATAAGAGGGATAAAATGTATTTAGTGGGGTATAACAACGCTGGATTCGATAACAGCTTCCTACGGGCTTTATTCCAGCAATGTGGGGATAAGTATTTCGGATCATGGTTCTATCCTAACTGTATGGGTGTATATGTTATGGTGACACCGTTCCTGATGGGTGTAAGAAACGATATGGAGAACTTTAAGTTGATGACCGTAGCCAAAACCATGGGTATTGAGATCGACGAGAATAAGCTCCATGACGATACTTATGATATTGAGCTGACTAGGGATATTTTCTATCGTATAATCGGTAAAATGGATGTTAAGTTATGAGAAGTATCTTAGAGGCGATGCATGATTATCCGGATGAGGCTCTTGGGCTATTTTTCTTTTTGATAGTGGTCTTCTGGTTATTGTCAGGTATATTCGAGAAAAAAGATGAATGATAAACTCGATAAGATACTGGATCTCCTAAGATCTCAAAATGAAATGATCAAGGATATTCACGACTATGTCAAAGAAGTTACCAGCGAGAAGTATATAGGAGAATCTAGGATGACCAGCTTCTCTATTAACTTGGCCGCTGATATACTTACCGAAGCCATTAGCCCTAAGATAAAAGGGATGATGGTGGATTTATTAAGGAAACAGGGATGGAAAACCGAATGAGACATGGGAACATATGAGAAGAAGGTAAATCAGTTAAAAGATTTGATGGTAAGGAAATACAAATCGGCTTACGACAAGTCAAAAGGAATAGATATAGATATAAGCTCAATAATGTATCTCCCAGTACCAAATGAATTTAATGATATGGATATTGAGAATATGTATGTTATTCTCGATAAGATTAAAGATATTATAGATAACAACAGGGATAAGCTCAAGAACCCGACTTGCGGCACATGCGTACATCTGCATGATAATGAATGGGCGAAAAGATATGGCAAGGTATGTTGTTCTATTTGGCAGGTGTGTGACCATTATATAAACCCTAACAGGAAACATAATAGGAAACAAACAACATACGTAAGGCGTCCAAGCAACAAAGCTTGTCCTAATTATGAGTATGGTGATGATAATTTTGAAAACAGAAGAAGATGTATAAAAGAAAAGAATACCCGATAAAGAGCTATGTGCCGATGCGCACCAACAAGGATAGGACATGTATCTGCTGTGGCGACACGATCCCAGCCGGCAGCAGCAGGATGATACCTAAGCATGCCAAGGCAAATCACAGTCTATGTTTTTCGTGCTTCAGGAAATGGAAAGATGTCGGAGGAGATCTTAAGCTTATGGACAACCCCGGAGATGCGAAGAAAGAATATGTCATACATATGTCTAATATCCTGAAAGGGAATTGTGATATAATAAAAGGTCGAAAGCTTTACGTGGCTTTTAAAAAGGCGATAAACGGCGGAAAGAAGATCGTTATCAAATTTGACACTGATCAACCGATATCTATGTCAACAAGAGTCATGAATCCTTCATTCGGGGAGATTATGGATGAGTACGGCAAGGACATATTCCAAGGTAATCTCAAACTGGTAGATGTCCCAAAAGGAGTTAAAGACTTGATAGTTAACTATATAGAAAAATATCGTAAATTATGAACTTCAAGACATTTATATTCATGATCCTGACATTCAGGAGAGTAGATCCTATACCTAGGGATATAGGTCTTATGTTAAGTACAACGTTCTGGATATCTATAGTATGGATAATATCCAACTTTACTATATTGATAATGAGATTAATAAAATAGACAAGATGAAACAAGGAGACGTGATATACAAGAATGGTGTGGAGCTGCTTGTAGTATTAAGCTACGACCATAATGAACCATGTAAGGGTTGCTTCTTCTACGAGGATAAGGCGTGCGGATCAGAAAGACTGATAAAATGCTGGGATTGTAAAAAGGAATATATATTCACGGCTATACGTAAATATAATACGACTGAACTGTGCGGAATAGTAAAAAGATATGAGGGGACAATACTTAAAACAATCAAGAAGATTGAGAAAGAATGTCAAAAATATGTTATCTGGGATACTGTGCATGTGATGTTGAAAGATGATGGAGAGCTTATTATAAAAGCCTTATCCAAGGATAAGTCCGTGCTTTTAAATGATTTCATTATATACATCAACAATAATGGGAGTATAGACGAAGAGGACTATGATCTATTATTAACTAAATAATTGATAGTACAAATGGACAAATCAAACAAAATAGAGAATCTAGCAAACAAGTATGTTGAAAGGCATATAAGAGATAGACATCTAAGCGATATATCATCAATATTATATGAACCTGTAGAAATCTCTAATACCGATAAAAAAATATTGGAGATAGGGATAGCGCTAGGCCTAAAGAGCGCCATATCATGTATATTTGGTTCATTATTAAAAGATGACTGCAATATAAAAGATGAGATAATTGATATATCTAAACATATAAAAGAAAAATTAATATCAGATAATCATGGATAATAAACAACTTTATAAAATAACGTTGACAAGGGAACAGCTAATGCTGATATCCCAATGCGTGGAAGACATCAGTAGATTCGCCGCTGGCGACATAGACCTACAACATACGACAGATACGTTGATAAATGATATGGATGGAGCGGAAACGCTGGGGATAAGAAGCTTTATAATCAATAACTCACGAGCGATAAGAAGAAGACTGTTCCCTGATCTTGGGGATTATGAGCATATAGGATATGATGGGGGTAGTAAGGATAAGATAAATAGGAAGAGACTTATCGGTAACACCTACCAGATATATAGGTCGATATTACATCAGTTGGCCATTGACGAGAACTGGAATAACGTGTATAGTAATATCACGTTGCCTTCAGGTGATATGGGAACAATTAAAGTGGAGAGGGTTGATGATGAACGGGAAAGTAAGGGCGTTTAACGGGGATATGGGTATGGCGATGTCCGTATTCAAGGATATGGTAGGGAAGGTAAGATTTGTTTTTGCCGACCCTCCTTATAAGATAACCCAGGCAAGATACGACAAGGAGGGATTTGATTATAAGGCGATGTGGGAGGTAATCCAAAAAATGCTGTGTCCGTACGGGGTGGTAGCCGTCACCTGTTCACTCACGGCGGCGGTCGAGATCATGAGGGTCGCCCCAGCGGGATGGTACCGGTACGACCTTGTTTGGCATAAGACTACCCCTACAGGTTTTCTTAACGCCAAGAAAGCTCCATTAAGGAATCATGAGTTGATACTTATCTTCTCACCTATGCCACTTGGGAAGCATACATATAATCCCCAAAAGACTTATGGTCATGTCAGGAAAGTATCCAAGGCCTCCAGTAAAGCGGGATGCAAGGAAACGGAATTATATGGCAAAGCCGGTCTCACTACATACGATAGCACGGAGAGATACCCGCTATCGGTCATGACATTTAAGACAGACAGGCAAAAATCAGCCATCCATCCCAACCAGAAGCCGATGGAGTTACTAAGATACTTGATACGAACATACACGAATCCGGGAGATGCGGTAATGGATCCGGTAGCCGGGAGCGGAACGACAGGGATAGCGGCTTACGAGGAGGGAAGGGACTCCCTGCTTGTGGAGATAGACCGTCAATTCTTTGATGAGATGATAAACAGATTTAATAACAATAACATTAAAACAGATAGAATATGAATAAGATTGAAGAATTAGAAGCCCAATTAATGGCGGAAAGAATAAAAGTACAAATTGATCTAAAAGAGAAATATAAATGGGTTATTGGAAAATATGTTAAACATGACGATTCTTTTATGATAAGAATAGATGATATATGTCATGTCCATACATCTTGTATGAATGGCTATGCGGATAATTTAGAACCAGATGATTCTATTTACATAAATGGTACTGTAGCTCATTGCGATGTCAAGAATAATTACTATTCTTTATCAAAAGATGAAAACATCCAAGTACAGGCTAAAGATGTAATAGATATACCTGATGGGGAATTTGAGAATATGGTAGAACGGTTGTTTAATGAGGCAAAAAAGAACTTACTATGAGCCTGTTTGTATGCGCTAAATGCGGTTGTGTCGATAATACCGCCACGTCTAGTTACTGGATGTTGACAAACGAGTATATGGTGGACAAATTCAAGTATGCCAAGGAGCTACAGCCGTACAAGGGCATGGGGCTGTGCAGCGAATGCGGGAGGCTGGCTACCAGTCCCGACGGCCGTGATGTCGTGGTGCCCGGTAAATGGCACGGGAAGTTCCCGAAGGAGAAAGCTACCGAAGAGCAGTTAAAGAAAATAGGATATAAAAATTTGATAAGATGAATAAGACGAATAAGGTAAGAAAGGGAGAAGTTAGAATATACGGAGGAAAGACATACGTGGCTATTCCGGAGATAAAAGAAGATCATTGTGCAGGATGTTGTTTTTATAACGAGGGATGTTGTTCAATACGTGACTTTGATCATATCGATTTCCCTGATTGCCATAATAGCGGTATGATCTGGATGCAAAAAGAAATTAATATGAGCGATATCAAAGAAAAGGCTATCAAATTAGCCATAGATGCCATGAAGCCCATACCGATATGCTCATCACCATGCTACAATATAAGTGATAACAGATCGCCGGAGGAAAAGCATGAGGAGGAAATGAGGTTCTGTAAGGATCTCAACGACCTTAGATGTGAGATGCTTATTGATATGGCTAAGAAAATAGAGGAGTATTTATCATAAGAGGTGATATGAAAAAAATAATAGGAATAGATTTCGATGGGACATGCGTGACAGACTTATACCCTTACGTAGGAGACAATATCGGAGCCGCTAGCGTATTGAGAAAATTGGCTGATAAGAATCTTCTGATATTATATACGGTAAGAGATGGTAAATATCTACAGGATGCCGTAGACTGGTTTAGATACAATCATATTGATCTGTATTCGGTAAACTACAATCCTGAGCCAGTATCATCATCACCAAAAGTGTATTGTGATTATTATATAGATGATAGGAATATCGGCACTCCACTTACGGATAAAGGATATGTGGATTGGGATGAGATGCTGGTGTTATTAAGACAAAATAATTTATTATAAGATAGGTAATTATATATCATTTAAATTTTGAATCATGAAAAAGTGTAAATTGTTAATAACAGATTTAGATGGGACACTGATTGAGACGGTATCAGGGGATACATTCCCTAAAGGTATATGGGATATGAAAATCAAACTCGACGTGTTTGAGGCTATCAAAAATTACGCTCCTGATGATATACTGATCATATCAAATCAAGGAGGCATAGAAAAAGGATTCGTAGACAGAGAGATGTTTGAGTATAAATTCGATTACATATCAAACGCCTTGGAAGATTACACGGATATATCCGTAAGCGCTTATTACTGTGACAGCAATAATAAGCGCAATGCCAATAGGAAGCCAAATACAGGGATGATAAAGCAGTATATGGATTTCGTAGAATACATGAACGATGATGAAGATGAGGAAGAAAAGATCGTATATGATACTATCTTGATGATTGGGGACGCTTCCGGAAAAGAAGGGCAGTTCTCCGACTCCGATAAGAAGACGGCGGAGAACTTCGGGTGCGAGTATATGGATGTGGATGATTTTGTGTATAAATATAATAACCGATAACGAAAATAAGAAGGATAGGATGATAATCTCCTATCCTTCTATTATTATGTAAATCCATTTTTGGATTACATTAAGCATCAATAGTATAACTATATCTTTTTATCTTTAACACTATTCCTTACCCGGATAAAACCATACTCGTTGATTATATTGTCTATATCATTATCAGACAAATGGAACCATTCTCTTTCCATCCTTTTTATCTCAAATTTGCTATGCAATTCATTTTCTATGTCTCTGCCAACGAAGGCTATTATCTTAAAATCTATATTTCCGGTTCTTATCGTATTTTCCCTTTTGTCAATATTATTGGTTTTACCTATCTTAATATAACCATCAATATTACCTGACCCTAAATATGTATATACTACCTTGTTATCTAATATATCAAATGACATATCATATAAATAGACAAAATCTTTATATATCTTAGTTATCACATGTCCTATGCTCAAATTATTAATATTGTTAAAATATTCAAAAACAGATATTAAATTAAAAAATTCAATTCTTTTAGCATTTAGAAATTTCCTAAACATATTTGATACACTATTTGATATATCCATATTTGACTTGACTGGGACAAACACCTCAATATTGTCTATTATACAATTATCATATCCAGTCACCACTCTTATAGAAAATCTATATCCAAAAATGTCATCAATAATAGTTTTGTAAAGAGCGTTTAAATCATCGATAAATTCACGAGGGATATCACGTCTAACATCAATATTATCAACTTTATAGATACATATATTATCATATGTTATAAAAATACTATTTATATAGTCTATAACAATATCCCTTTCTGATATATTTTTCAATCTTATGCTATATCTATATCCACCAAGAATCCTAAGGTCATTTAAATTAGCTATCTGACATAGCATAAAACCTAATACAGGGAAATCATTAAATATTGATATATGTTCATATTTACCAGTATTGTTATTGACATGTTTTATTTTGTTTATGATTAATTCATAATCATATTCCATTTCTCTATCAGATTGTATATCAAATCCATAATAATCTTTATTCCCTTTAACGAAATCGTCTATATGGCATATATAGGACGATCGAGCTGCCAACTGATTCAATTTATCAGGCATGATAATTTTCAAAGACCCTATTTCGTTGGATTCGGACGTCAAAATTCCGCTACTATCCTTCACAGAATCTTGATAAATGCTTACATTTGCATTCATAGTTGATAATTATTTATTCCCATCCGTCCGGGATGGATAGATGGGAATACAAAAATAGCCAATCAAATTGTCTTAAACAATTGACTGGCTATTTTTTTTGTCATACTATATCGGTTATCTTCCCCTGTCAAAGTACCAATTAGCGTCCTCACCGGACTCGTCCTTATCCCTGCCTCCTAAGAAGAATCCCATCGTCATGCCGTTGGTCATCAACCAGTAGTCGGATGTCTGCTTAATATCCCTAGCCGTCTTGATATTATACCATTGCTTACCAAACGAGAACTTCATGAGCTGCCTCCATAGCTTGCTCTCGCCCTTATACACGCCGGTCTGGACGGTAGCGAACGGATCCCAGTTTCGAGGATCGGTGAGGTCGCCTAACTTCCGGGCGGTGACCAGCGGATCCTGTAGCATGTCTATGGCATTAAGCTCCATGAACGGGGATGTCTGGGAAGCGATCTCATTGATCGTCCTGAACCCGATATAGGTAATGAACTGCCCGAACCAGCTATCCTCATTATCCTCCCTATATCCCATCAACGCCCTTCCTATGGCCATCATCGTGGCGAATACCGCCATATTGATAATCGATCTCTTGATATTGATCTGCTCGTAAGGGGTAAGCTTATCATACTCTTCCTTAAGCACGTCATATGCCTCCCCCATCCTGCCCTCGGACATCGATCCATAGACATTACCGGCCAGTCTCCATAACGTTCTCATATATCCTTCCTCAAACTGGTTGGTCTGGAAATTGAAACCAGCTTTCTTATACGCCCGCTGTACGGCCAATATAAACCATCCACGGTGAGGCAGCACCATATTAAGGATAGCGTTCCGGCTAGCCCCCACCCGGTTCTGCTCGTTCAAGGCGCCGTTACAGATCTGCACCATGCTCCTGACCCTACTTGACAAGGTGGGTATATATCGGTCTATAATATCCTTGTTAGCCTCGTTCTTAGCAACGATCTTTCCATCCTTGACATCTACCATGTTCCACATAGAATAATCCCTTAAACGCTCCCAATCACGTTTAGCCTCGTTAGCGGACATATTTCTGTCTTTCATCATCATCTCCTTGAAATTGGAGTATGACCAGAACTGACCCTCGTATAGGCGGGTATCATCCATGACCGAGATAATGACCTGCGGATCCAACGGGGAGTTAAGAACCTCCATCATCTTAAACGGCAGGTCCCGGAATAAGGTTCTCCAGATTTTGTTATACGCTGCCGATCGTACACGGTTACGGACATTGAACACGCCTAGAGCCTCTCCAACGACATATAGCTTGTTGGTGCGGTTTATATCCCCGATCTCCGACACGTACGTACTTAACTGCTTCTGGGCTTCCCCATAGGCGTATTTCATGGAGTCCTTGCTTATATACTGCCCTACCATACCCTCCAAAAGGAAGTTGGCCTGCCCGGTAAGGGCGCCGGTAGCCGCGACGAATGGGGAGAAGCCTAAGTTGGATTTGGATACGAATTTGGTAAACATAAGAGCCAGCTTATTAAGATCGACCTTATAATTACCTATATTCCATTCTGCCCGCTTATTATTTATCCTAACATCATAGATACTGGCGTTAACCCAGTCCTGAAACATTCTATAGGCGTGAGTGGCCTCTGGGTTCTTACCGCCGTCGTATTGCGTCTCCAGCATCATGTTCCTGTATCCCATGACATCATCCAAGGCCGCCCTCTTATACTTGTAAGAGGTCGCTTGTAAGGATAACATGGAATAGGAGTAGGCGAAGTCATGGGACACGTCATCGGCGTTCTCCAATTTATTAAGATAGTATTTGGGGATCATACGATATTTGTTATCGTTCTCATCAATCCCTCCTAGGTCTTGCCCCTGACCATGTATAGGGTCATCCACCCTCTCGCCAACGATATCACGTACGGCGTTGCCGATGGCCGCCTTCGGGTCAACCCCGGCCTGCACCATCCTCTCCACGCCGCCCTTGGATATCTGTGGTATTTGGTAGATGTTCCGGAATCGCTCATCATAATCCTCCATAGCCTTACGGCTTATGTTAAGCAGCTCCTTCCTCATCTCCCACTTATCCTTATTGATCGTAGCTTCCTCCCCTTCGTTGGTAATACCGTATTTCTTGAAAAAAGCCTCGTTCTTGTACTTATCGAACCTAGGCGTATGATATCCATAACCCAGATCGGGATTATAATTAGGATTACGGAAAGAACTCTCGACGTCGGCCTCATCAAGCCACTGGTTGTTGATCGTCAGGTCGATCATATTAATATCGAACCCGAAACGGGATACGCTCTCTTCCTTAGATATACCATTTTCTATGGCATCAAAGAACTCGGATACCTTATACGTACCGTTATTTATCTTCCTAACGAAATCAGAATATCCCTTGGGAGAGTATTTCCTCATATAAGGATACAACCGGGTTCTGGCGTACTCGACAAGGATCTCATCAGTCTTACCCATCGCTATGTCGTTAGCTAGCTTATTATTGAAGTCAGGACCGTATTTCCTTCTCAAAAACGATACCTCCACGGTCGTCCATGACGGGTTCTTCCTAGATAGCTTAGCGGCCATCCTATCCACCTGACTCCGGGAGCGGGCAGACATATGTTCCTTGGCGAATTTAATCTCATCCATACCCTTGTCGTATGCCATGGCATCCCTTAAAGCGTTACGGTAAGAATCCGTGACTCCACTCTCCACCGTATCAGGCATATCCATCTCAATAGCCTCAGCGGAAGCGGCGGCGTTAATAACGCTCTTAGCCTCAGCCAGACGATCATATAACTCGTTTATCTTTCTTAATGAGGCGGATCCACGTAACCTATCGAAATCATATTCCCCGTATCTCGTGCTATCCCGGTACTGGATAAGCAAAGGCCTTAGCTGGTCATTGATCTCGTTTATTGTCGCCATCGCCTCCTCTACCTTCTCTATTCTTGATGATGATACAGATTGCTCCGTGATCTTATCAACAAGATTCTCGTAATAATCACCCTCCTCGGATCCCCACATATCCTTGGAGAAGCCAAGATGACCGCCGGCTAGCAGGAACTCGAACGCCGCCTTACCGCCCTCAGACCGCTCTATCCCACGAAGTATCTCCTTAAACTCAGCGGAAGCCTTACGACCCTCGTTGGTATTCCCGAACTCCTCGGCCCATGCCTCGTCCCAGGCCTTGATCTCCTCGGACATCATCAGAGCCTCTGATCCCTCTTCCTTTGGTGTCCCATCGGAATACCACTCGCTCTTAGCTATAGCCCTGTCACGTAAAATATCCAGATAAGATCTCCAAGCTATAGGATCGGATTGAAACGCCTTCCAATCGACCTTCCCGTTCCTCACGAACTTATCCATAGCCACATACCTGCTCCTGCGGATACGGGTCATGAAATCGGACGTGGCTTGCGATACCCTACGACCCAGTCTTTCCTCGACCTTCTTATCAACTTTCTCGATCTTATCGTAATAAGCCTGCACCATAGGTTTCTCTCGGTTCTCATCCAACCACCTATTTATCGCGTCGAGATATCGTTGCTGATCCTCGAACGTCATGTCCGAAATATCAAAATTCTGGATGGTAGGTTTGAATACATGATATACCTCCTTCGTAATAGGCTTATCCCCGTCATATCCTACTATGTCGTCACGGGTCTTCACCTTAAGGCCTCTATCGGATAGAAGAAGATCGATAAGCTGTTTCTCGGTCTTACCCATAACATTCTTAAGATCATATATATCGATAATAGCCTTAGCCTGCTCGGTCCTGTACAGTAAATCGTATTTGGCGAAATCACGGGACGAATCAAGGTAATCAGAGTTCTTACCGTTTATCTTCTGTATAAGATCCTCATTATCCTTTATCCCCCATCCACGCTCTTTCATCATCTTCGTCATCTTATTGATATTAGCCACGCCCTCAACATGAGCGTCGTTATAAGCCTTGGCAAGACGTTGCCCTAACATGCCTAAGATAGCGTTCCCGCTATGTTCTAACGTCCCGAAAAACCGGGACATGACATTGATATCCTTATGGATGTTATTTATCAACTTCTTTATCCCATTCCAATATCTTTCCGGGATATTAAACATCCGGAGCTGTCCATCCAGCCAATCCTCGTTACGATCGCTACGAAGGGCGTTTATATCAGACATAGATGTCTCAGCCATCCGCAATATATCATCCATATCCTCTACCATGCCAACCTTGTTGTTGCCATAATAATCCGCCGCCTGATTATTGACGAATCCACGAAGATTCCTGATTAACGGTACTATCTCCCCATATACGTTATCGATAACCTGTATCGTCTCATAATCCAATCCCTTGTCGCTCTTACGCAAGCTACTGGCGACCGTAACCAAATACTCCACCTCAGCCTTGGCGGTCGCTATGACACTCTTGGTGGATAACAGGTTGTTGTTTTTATTAAGCTCACCCCCGACTTGTCTCACCTTCTCGCCTATATCACGAAGAAGGGAGATACTCTCACCGATCCTCTGGCTTTGGCTTGATCTCATCCTCTGCAATCTGGTGTATAGCCTTTCCAATGACCTACCGTTCTTGATCAACTTATTAGCCACGTCAACGTCCGATAACGAGTACATGAGATGATCGCTATCCTTTAGCAGAAGCACGTCAAAGGCGCTTGGATCATCAGCTAACGCCGACTCCTTTATCCTGTCAAGTACCTTATTTAAATCCGATCTTTGGCTGGAGAAGAAATTACGTATAGCTCGTACCATCCTGCCAAACAAGGAGAGCTGGGCGTCCTCGGACGAGGTCAGATCCTCTACCGCCTGTTCCATGCCCGGCACGAACCGCTGGGCCAACGTCTTACCTAGGATCTCCCGCTTCACCATCCAATCCAGCTCCTCTCCTTGGTATTCCTTCCCATACACCTCATAGTAACGACCGGCGAACTGATTCCATAACGACGTGCCAACAACAGAATCCAGCACCTCGTCAATCTCCTGCTGGTTACGGTAAGTATCGACCAAGAAATGAGCCACCTCCTCATTGAGATCCTCTACTGTAGCCCCCTCAGCTAAGGCGATAACACCATTAGCCATGTCAGATAAGGCCCTAGCCGAAGGATCCACGCCATTACGCATCTTATACTTATCCATATACTCAGACATACCCATCACACGGATACCTAACGTGGATAAGATATTGGTAATATCGGTTCTATTCTGAAGATCCTCCGCCTTCTCGTTCTCGATAACCCCACGGACATTGCTTCCGTACAAAGCGTTATCCTCCATCATCAACGACAAGGCTAGCTCCATGAATCCATCATACTTGTTATTAAGCTCCTCAAACTTGCCTTGCCTTAACATACCCTTGATCTCCGATCTGCTTACCGTAACCTTCTCCCCGGACGTAGTGATAAGATCAAGATCATTACTTACCTCCGTATCAAAACCTATAGAACCCAATACGTTCATTTCGGAGGACTGACTTCCAAATCTATTTTTAAGGCTAGAGAAGGCATCCATAGCGTTATAGATCTTAAGACCATCAGAATTGCCGGCTCCAGTAAGATAATATCTATCCCCTAGCCTTATACGCTCCCCACTCAACATACCTTTCTTGATAAGGTAATTAACAAACCCTCCACGAGTGCTTACATCTGAGTTTGAGCTAATACCAAGGACCGGGATGAATGACTCACTGTTATTAAGGGTTATGGAGGAAGAGCCAAAGGAAATATCAGCCGTACCGGACGGGACGTCGCTCTCCTCGACACTGCCGGCCAAGAACCCGGCCTCGACCCGCCCACCGGACGATCCTTTTATGGCGTTGGCGTAAGAGTCGTATATCTTGCCGTCATCCGATCTAAAGAACAGGCGAGGCTCACCGGAATCATATACCAATCTTGAAGATGGAGGAGTATAATTCTCAATATCATTTAAAGGCAAGACATTGCCAGAAAATATGATCTCCCCGTCTATACTTCCGCCTTTCACCCTAATATTAGGTCGTTGCCCGGTAAAAGCGCTTTCCACGGCCTTCCATAACATACGAGCTGTCTCCTTAATATCTATATTCTCCCTGATAGCCCTTATATCATCCCATGACGCCTCTTTCAGTATCGTGTCGCCAATATTATCCTCATTTATGGAATCCAAATCCACCTCCTGTACCGTGGATGTATCTACCACCGCCATATCACTGACCTCACCTACCTCTCCGGAAGTAAGATAAGCCACTACATTGTCGCTATTCCCAAGGCTTCTGGCCAACGCCGGGGCGTCCATATCACTTATGGCAGACAAGACCTTGGCTGACATAGGTTGTCCCAACTCGCTAGCGTTAAGTCTGGCACTTATGGATCTGGCGGCCTCCTTATTCCTTGGTACGGACTTCGTCCAGTCACCGAACTTAGACCTAAACTTATCGTTATAAATAGTCATATAAGCTTCAGCGGCCTTATTAAGGTCACTTACGGCGGCTATACCCGCTATCTTATCGAACAAGGTGGATACCTCGCCGGAAGGGGTCAAGACACGGGTTATCTTACCCTCCTTATTCCTTTTAATTACGCAACTCGACATAACTTCATGTTTTTGACAAAGATAAACAAAAAGCCCCCACAAATAAGCGGAGGCTGATATTCTTGTGTTCCTTATATAATTTATGGCTTAATCCGTATTCTTACTATTGATGAACTCGCTAACACAATCACCAGCGAAGCCGGCTATATACGCTGCGTGTTCATCCTCTCCAACCTTAAAACCAAGAGACATATTGCAAAACTGACATACGCTCATTGCTATATGGAATGACTCGTGACATATATTTCTCATTATTAAATCATCGTCGCTCGAAAAATTCCAAAGTATGGCGAATTTATCGTCATCATCCCTATCCCTTACCAAATTTGCGAAAGACGCCTCCTTGTCCATATCATCCTCATCTCCCCATTTCCCCTCGTGTTCAGGCTCCATATTTTCGAAACGATCATACAATGTCTTATAATCTAATCCAGCCGTGATAATCAACTTTAATGGATATATCACGAAATCAAATTCCATCTCTCTCATATAAACGAATTATTAAATTTTGTATAAATGAATTATGTATATTTATTATATCTCATTAATTTACAAATAAATATTGAGCGAAATATTCATTATGATAAAAGATCAAACTGTCTCAACAGAAATCAATCCATGGCTGATGTATGTCAATTTCTTAAAAGTTGGATTTTTGTTATTATTTCCATTGATATCTCGAATATTAAAACACCCCGAAGTTCTTCTACCATAAACAAAATATACATTGTCTTGATATCTTACTTTATCAAACAATCTAAATCCAAAAACCTTAAAAGGTGCTTGATTAGGCTTTTTAATTCCTCCTTTCAATATTTTCATCTTATGAATCTGACGGTTATGGCGACGAACTAATTTCTGTTTGTAATAATATCCAAGTCTCTCGGAGTCAAAATTCCTTGAAATCACAAAAGCGTCGGATACATGGGATTTTTCAATCCCATGATTTATGCGATCGTGTTTCGTTATATACCCGAAAGTCATCTTGATATTTGGATATAAAGATTTTAACTCATCGTATAGTTCCCATTTCATGATCCCCATTACAGCTGCGTCACGAAGCGAGGCAGATCTTTTCACTTTCAATTTGATTTTACCTTTATGAAATTCCTTGTGGCAGGTTTCACACAAAGTAATCAAATTTGAAGGTGAATCTCCTCCAGTCTTGCGTGACTCAATATGATGGACATTAAGGACAGGATCTTTTGATTTTCCTTTACAATGCTGGCATTTATGCCCGTCTCTTGCCAAGACATACTCCCTTACATTCCAAAATCCTAATTGATCGCCTTCCTGATACTCTTTACCCGATATCTCTGGATTCTTGATCTTTTGAGTATCAAATTGGGCTACCTCAATAATCAGTTTTGAGACAGGTAGTATAGAATATACAAAACCGATAATCCTAATATAAGAATCAATCTTCTGCCTGATTGATGGAGCTATCCATTTATCTTTCTTGGATTTTATTCTATTATTGAATCTTGGCTTCCTATATCTCAATCTATACCTTCTAGCCCTCCTTAACTCTCTTCTTGTTGATAGAAGATCAACAACATCACTTCTCAGAATAACCTCACTTGCGTAAAGTTCCTTGCTTTTCGTTGTCGCTGACAAACCAACGTGTTTTGTACCTGCGTCAACGCCTAACGTAATCTCTTGCTTGTAACCGGTTGTATCATACAAAAGCCTGATCGTAAAAGGACAAAGATTCACTACGGTTGCTTTCTTTGCTTTAAGCAACCTCCTAACCTTCCCATGCCTCGTTGTTGGCATTAAAGGATTTCCGTCTATATCTTGAACGTATACCACTTTTCGCTACTTTTTTTAATGTTTATTCAACATAAATCAGGGTAAAACCCTGTTAGTACCCATCGCCAATGTTATTGAAGGTTTTGTACAGGCAACACCGGAACCCAAATACGATCCCTGTTTAATCACCTACCTTAGAGCTACGGACTTGGATAAACATCCGTAGGTAACTATATATTCTCCAATAACGTAGTCTTTATTTCAAGACTTAGGCTAATAACCTGATCATTTCTGATATATGTAAAACATCAAATAAAATTCAATATTTTACATATTATTTAAGGTTATAACCTTAGTGTCAGCCACATCATGTAGATCGTATGAGTCAAAACATAACTTACATATATCGTCAAGATCAAAATAAGTAACCTTATTATACGACATACAACGGATTTGTCTCCCATCAGGAACCTGAACATCGAAAACATTTATCTTCTCCATATTAAAAAAACAGAGGGATGCCGATCCCATCACAGACCGGTATCCCTTATAATAAATTAGCGACGAAAAGCATGGTGATGGACATGCGCCACAAATGTAATTACAAAATTCGTAAAAACAAAATATCAAGGACAATCACCTGTGCATTCGCACGGAGCATCGCTTTTCAAAACCCCATACACCCGATTGTCGCTAGTCAGCCATCGTTTGCCGTCACTCGTAATATAAGCCTGCCGGCATCCCTCCTGATTCACCGTGAGCGTCTTCTTAACACCTTTTGGAGTTGTTATCTCCAGCTCAAGAGTCCGATCAAGACCGTTGTTCATCACCGAGCCAAAGGAAACGGGGGCGCTTCCGGCCCCGGACCCCGGACTGACGGTCAGAGGCTGGTCCGTTACCTCGCCTACCCCGTCCTTCCAATTAATATTCAAATCATTAGCCATAGTTGTATTATTTTTGTTCTATTGCAAAGATAGCAAAACAAATAAACCCCAACCGGCTTAAGTCGATCGGGGTCTGAGTAAGCGAAAAGAAACTGATTATCGTCCCATCATTCTCAATACGGTTCTAGCCGCAGCGTGCGCCCATGTCCAGCTGTCATTAGATGTTACGTTAACCGTCTGTTGAGTACCATTTACATCCAAGTTAATAGTCTCCTTGTCAAGCTCGATAGTAGAGTCTCCAGCGGCTTGCGTTACCGTCACGTTGGCTGTCTGGCCACCAGCGGCAGTTACCTTCAATGTAGCTGTCAATTCCTCGATCGTGACGTTGGCCGGTACGTCCGAGATCGTGATGCTCCAAACGAACTCGCCAGCGGTTCCGGGATCGTCGGCGATAACCGCTCCGTTAGCCGTAGTCTTTCCAGCCGCCGTGTAGTTAGCCGGGAGCTGTAACGTAAGCCCGTTCTCCTCAGCCGGCGTGACCGCGAACGTAAGCTTAGTACTGTTAGACTTACCGGTGATGGTAACATTACCGCCTGTCTTTTGTACGGAAGCGTTAGGGCTGTCTGATCTTACCACCTCAGCAGCCGCTGCCTGATTAACTACCAACGCCTTCTTAGCCCCGCCGTTCGTGGTGACCATAAGGTTGATAGTGCGTTGAAGACGACCGGTGTGTTTCTCACCGGAGAAATTAACCGCCTGATCTCCTGATCCTGATACCGGGTCGACGGTTACGAAACCGAATTTTTGTGATGCCATACTTAAATATATTTACAAATGTCATTTTATTATGCCAAAAATAACTTGTATCATATCACAAGCCAAATACAGGGGGGGGGTAGATACGACTAGCCCTGTACAACCTCAACATACAACCCTACTAAGTCCTTTAGATTATGACTAAGAGGAGTTCCGCTATCCCTAGTACACTTATATACATCAGCGTTCTGGATGTAATATTTATCCTTGAATATCTCCATTGGAGGGAAATACGGGATAGGATCCCCTATGGTCCCGGCATGCTCCTTATCAATGACCTTGTATAAGGAAGCCGTATTTAGTCCGGGTTCCCATTCCGCTGACAACGTATGTGACTGAATAACCTCATAAAGGATATCCGTATCGTCCTTAACCACCCTGAGGCAGAATCCGGCATCCACCGACAGCCCGAACTCCGCTCCCTCTTGTCCCCATATAGGGAATAGGACCTTAATATCCAATTTCTCGTTAGAAGATAAAGATATGGCCTTATTATTAACTACCATCCTAGAGAATTTGGCAGCTACTTTCTGGGGATCAGAAGCGTCCTTCTCCTTCGCCTGTTGCTGGATGTACGCCGTGGTAACACTTACCTTATCAGGATAGCCGGACTGAGCGTCAATAGCCCTCACCTGCTCTACGGTAGTGGCTAAGCTTACTTCCCTCTGTTTGGCTCCTAACGCCGACATCAGGTCATTATCGTACCTATCCATCATCCCGATCAAGATCTTGCCTTCCGTCATATCAAACTTCAGACCCATGATCGTTATCTTACCAGCTATAGCCCCATCAGCCAAAGCGTTACGCCTATCATATTCAGGGATATAGATATTTTGGTCATCCAAGAAAAACTCATGAAGATTATTATTCTCATAAGTCCTGATCTCCTCATACTTAGCCGATTTCTCCTCATTAAGAAGCCTTGAGTCATCCAATTTAGCCTCGATAATCTCCTTAACCGTAGCTTTAGGATTAGCCTCCTTGAACGCCAATTGCTCCTCCCCAAACTCTATCCATGGGGCGGGATTCCCGTTAATGTAATCATCATAACTATAGCCCTTGGCGTAATTATCATCAAGCGGATCGTCCTGAACTAATTGATTGGGATATATTTCCCTGTTTATATATACGTAGCTCATATCTTATATCATTAATCTTGTTCTTTAACGGCGATACTATACTTACCTGAAGCGTAACACCAGATATTTATCTCGAAAGGCTTGTTAGCCGTAGTGGTTATAGAAGTACCACTCATGCTTACATAAGCCCCGGAATTAGGTATCGCTTGGGTGAAAGCCGCTGAGGGTACACACCTGATCATCAGCTCCTCCCCTACCTGCATCCCTGACTGCACGGATAGGGTGGTAGCGGCTGATAACGTAGCCGTGATACTTCTCTTGCTAATAGGCAGGTTGGCTAATGTCGTGACCGTATTAACTCCTATAAGCCTATTCACGGTCTTCTTATCAGCCGCCGCCATCAACCCGTTAGTAGACTCGTTGGCTACGGCGTATGTCGTGTTAGGAGGTGTAGCCCAAGTGCCATCTCCACGCATGAAACTGGATGTACTACCATTAAGCTGTCTCAACAAGCCGTTAGCTGTAGTAGAGGCCAATCCGTATGTGGTATTGGTAGGTACGACCCACGTGCCATCACCACGTAAAAAAGAGGCTTGTTTACCTGCGGCTGGGGCAGGAACCAAACCGGCCTTTCCCGCAGTAGAGGAGGTTGCCGCCCCCATATTGGAATATGTGGTGTTGGTATCCGTCCACGGGACATTCACATACATCTTACCATTAGCCAAAAGCACAGCGTAGTTCTTTCCATTAGAAGCATAGCCGATCTTAACCAATCCTAAGGTGTCGGCCGTGGCTTCATTATACGTTGTGTTATTATCCGTCCACGGAACGTTAACGTAAGCGTTGCCGGACGAATCCAGTTGCACCTTATAGTTCTTCCCGGAAGTCGTATATCCTACCTTAATACCGCCAAGAACGGTAGCGGAGGACGTGGGAGGGGTGAAGGTACTTGGTTTGCCCGTAACCCCGGACCAAGGCACGGAGGAAGCCTGACTGGCCGTGTACGGCTCATACCCATCCTCACTGCTTAATTTAGACTCGTCTTTTATCAGATACATCTTACCTGTAGACGTGACCTTTACCGTATCACCACTTTGAACCGTAGCGGTGGTAAGGGCAAATCTGGCCGTATCGTCAGCTACCACGATCAATCTCTCCAAAGCCGCCTTAGGTAACCTATCTATGCTGATGGTTCCGGACACGATCTTAGAGGCATCAAAATTAGCCAATGTCGTGGAGATAGTTACGTTGCTTCCGAAGTCCGATGAGACACTACCGGTAACAGCCCCGGACAGCGCTATGGTCCTAGCCGCCTGTAATTTCGTGGCGGTAGGGGCATTATCCGTCTTAAGAGCATATTTGGTAAGATCAATATCATTAGCCTTATCCAAAAGCTGCTCTATCTGCTCGCCATTATATTTACCTTGAAAATCTGCCATATCATAATTATTTTTGCCCAAATATAACCATATATATAAGCACCAAGAAATCGAGGGGGGGGGTAGATACGGGCAGGTGTTAGAAGCTGCCGTCCCCGTGCAGGAATCCGCTACGGAATATAATAGCCTTGTCTTTAAGTTTCTGGACAGACTCCCATTCCCATTCACCCTCACAAGGTCTTATGACATACTTATTGCCCCAGATCTTGAATTTCCGTTCAATAACAAACATCTCCTTATCATTAAGGACATGAAAGATACTCCCGACAGGGAAATACTTATCAGTTCTCAATATAACTCGATGATGTCTCTCGTCATATTCAGGATCGCCTACGATACGTGCCTTATAAAACTGGAAATCATTTAACGTCTGATCCACAGGCTCTATCCAATAATGTCCTTTAGCCATGCCTTAAAATATTTTAAATATATAAAAACATTACATTTTTATTAGTTTAGAAGTAGACATTCTCTAGGAAACACACTTCTTACCCTAACCGGATTGAACAGCAACCCACTATCGATTATCCTTTGAATAACACCATTGGAATCACCGACTACTTTCCTCATTATATTCAATGCACCATTCACATCAGCATTGATCAGTTTACCAACAGAAGATTGAAACAATCCTCGTTTTATCCTTTTGCCTAAATAAGAATCATGCTTGGATATTGGCTCCAAAGCAAGGGCATCACATTTAGATGTATAGGATTCTTCATTTACCACGAACTCTATTCCAGATAATCTACATTTGTATTCCAAATAACTTATCAATCTCGCAAAAGGGATTTGAGTAAACTTTTGGTTGTTTTTCTTACCCATATTTACTCCAGTTTTCCAACCTTTATTATAGCCTACAATTAACTTAGTCACTCTGGAATCAATCAATATGTCAACAATCCTCCTACTTATCTTATGAAATACATCTTCTAAATATCTATCCCTGTCATAGTATAATTTCTTTATACGATTTGTTGTTTTTCTTATTCTTTGTAAATCCTTTATACTTATAAGCCGTGAAAGCGTTTTATTAAAAAATTGATTATAAGATTTAACAAACCTTCCACTAAAAATAAAATTACAATCCTCGCTGATCAAAGTAACAAGATTATCAATGCCTAAATCTATTGATGCTACCTTCTCATCTCGTATATCTTCAATAATTTTATTTTCAATATCATAAACTATCTCAACCTTATAACCTACAAATAATGGAATAATCCTTACTTGCTTGAAATTAGATATTCGGCAACAATATTTATCATATTGAGGAATATCAATAAATAAATCTTTAGATAAGATAATCCTTCCTTGTCTTATACTACAAGATTGGTTAGTAAAAAATAAAGAGAACTCTGATCCACGTTTCTTATATTTAGGCAATTCTGGTTTACCTCTATATTTACATGGATTCTTTTTGAAATCATGAATAGATCTGTAATAGCTCTTAATATTTTTATCTAGAACACGAAGTATTTGTTGTGAACATTGAGCTTTTAAAAGCTTATAATTTACCTCTCCATCAAGATTCTTTGTTTTAATAAGTATATTGTTTAACTCATAATAAGACAACCACTTATCTTCTTTTGATAAAGTTTCTCTAAAAATATAAAGAGCTTGATTATACAAATTATTACTAATCTTGCATAATCTAGACAACTCTTCATTTTTCCCTATGTTAAACTTATATACCAATCTCATTTTAAAAACACTTTCAATATTGAGGATATCCTTTCCCATTCCCGCCCTCTGAACAAAAGATCTACCTCGAACAAATGTAGCTATAATAAAGTTACGGGCAAAAAGAAACCCCATCGGTATTCTATCGCCGACAGGGTTCTTCCAACGTTGTATCAGTCTTATATCATCTCACTCCATTTGATTGTGTCACCGACGAAGCACCGCACCGCCAGATACCTTACGAACGCCGTCCCTTCCGGGGCGTCAGGGTCTTCCAGATAAGCCAAGACAGCCTTGACTATTTTCTGGTCGCAATCCAATACCTTAGGAAAGTAGTCGCTATAGAACATAGCGAACAGATATTGGATATCTCCCCAAGTGGCGTTATCAGGTTTCTTAGCCCCGCATTTATCGAACATCTGCTTAGCGTCCTCCATCGTCCATCTTCTCTTGGATCCGTCGGCGTTAAGCATCTTGTCAGCGGCTTCCCTAGCTAGCTCCTTGGAAAAGTGATATCCATGGGTGTCTATATACCGCTTATAATCCGGGTCATCGGCGTCTGCTCCTCAGTAGTAACGACTCCTGCGTCCCCTGCGCATATACGGTTCGGTGCCTTCGTACTCGTCACGGATGCCGCGCTCACCGAACCATCCCCTGCGATACATCTCGTCCTCACGTTCATGGGGTCTTTCACGTTTCTCAAGCTCACGCTCGTCACGTTCCAGCTCCCTCTCACGTCTTTCAAGATCACGCTCACGGCGTTCTAGCTCATCCATCCTACCGTCATGCTCCTTGCTATAATGGTCGTATATTCCGCCACCATAACCCATGTAAGTCCCATCCGAACGCCTGCTACGTCCACGGCCGCCAACCGTTAGCCCCGCCGAAACCGTCTTGGTTGTTACGACCGTTCATCAAAGCCGCTACCAAGTTCGGATCCATCTTATTTCCGCCTATTAAGTTGGCGAACATCCCCGGAATCATAGATAATAAACCGTTAGTGGCGCTTCCACTACCGGAACCCATACCGTCTAACAAAACGATTTTGTCTCCACTTGTACCCATGTCTATTTATTTTTGAATTAATAATAACCCCACCTGATGGCGGGCGTTACAAAGTTCAAAAATTAACAGTCCTAAAATCGTGATATGTGTCATCATCAAAGTACGTCATGTCTTGTAAATGGGATTAATAAGAACCGATACAAGACAAAAAAATCCGGAGCGTATCACTACGACCCGGATTCATCGCAAATCTATAAAATCCAATGTTTCAATGCTCGAAAGAAAACGTCTCACGACGTCAAAGAGAGATTAACTACACGAAAAATCTCGCATCAACTTATTTGTATTAGCAGTGTATTCATTAACTATCTTACTGGATGAGGGATCATCCTCTATCCTTGACAGGCGGTTATCGTCACTCCTTACCGTAACATCACCCATCCTTCGTACCATGTTTTCTTGATATGATGATGGATCGGAGTATATAAGATCATCAACGAACCTGTATATCGCACCATCAACCGTCTCACCTACCTTCTCATATAAACCGGATTGGAATGACACGAAATCATCATACCTCCCACGAGCCAAGAACGAACCGTCCGGTCTCACCTCGACGCCGCCGTTGACCTCCCGGAGCAGGCCCGGATTCCTTTGGTACAGATACCTGTAAAACCCGGCATCCATCATCCTATCCTGACTATCCAGATAGAAAAGGTTTCTCATGCTACTGTCACCGGACTCGATAGCCACGTCAAACAGAAGATTCCTTACCTGACCTTCCGGCAACGACATCTCCATGCTTTTTAACGTACCTCTGTCATGGTGGTTCAAAGATACGTTATAAAATCCATTAAAATCAAGGAAGCGCAAGACATTATTATATAAATCCGATTTTTTTAACCTTTCCTTGATCTGGATCTTCCTCAACGATGTACAGGATTTGATAAAATCCCGATCCTTTCCCTGCCTAGCCTCGTATCTCCTGAACTCCCGATCAATATCGACATCATCCATCTTAGGGGTTACGGGATGCTGGTATATCAATCTGGTAAGGATCATGTTCTCAGTATTCGAGGATGAGATGTTGGACATAACTAGCTTCTTTATGTTATCCTTGATCACGTCAATATCGGAACGGGAAGCCCCGGCGGGAACCACGCCAGCCGGCAAGTACGAAGGTCGCTCTATCCCGATATCGGCCAACATCTCATAGGCCTGATCGGTGTCGGTTATCGGGGCCGTGTTATGGTACATATTCCTACCCATATACAACATGCTCCTATCATACATATCGGAAGGGGATGTATTCCCGGACCTTACATACACCATCCTATCCCCAGTAGAACAAGTATCCTGAACCTCGTATATCGGATTCCCTTTCCCTGTTATCCTATCAAGATCGGAGATAAAGCTATCGTATACCGAATTGCCGGCCTGTATGGAAGACAACATGACGTCCAGCGACGCCATAAGATCACGGATATCCTCAGGTCTGGATATAACCATCTCATCGCTGATCGCCTCGCTTATATCCACGCCCATGTCGGCAAGATCCATGGCTATGTCATGCAGACGTCCGGCAACGTCCTTGATGTCCTTAAAATCATCCATATCGATTATCTCCCCAACCTTATCCCTTAGACCCTTCATATCCTTAGGCATACTGATATACGGTGTGGTACTATTGAAGTACAAGTCGGTAATCGTATTTCCGTCCTGACTCCGAACCTCCATACGGGTCATATTACGATATGTGTCATACATCCGATCGGCGTAATCCTGATCCTCCTGATACCGGAGCGCCAAGGAAGGGTATGGGATGGAGGCGAAAGCCTGATCGAACTCCCGGCGGTCGCTGATACCGCCTACCGCCCTCATGATCGTATCCCTTACCTCCATTGGATTCAAGACCCTTCTCTTTCCCAATGAATCATACACATCCTCATATATCATATAATCATCACCAAGGCCTGATTCGGAGGACAAGAAATATGTATCCTTCTCATTGAGATCCCCCTCAGACATAAAATCGACAATCCTCCTCATCATATCCCTTACCCGCTCATACTCCGATCGGTTTGTCATGATATTATCAATCTCATCAGCATCATACATCCCCGATCGCTCAAGATTGTACCTATTGAGGAATATATCACCGCCGGAAAGGAAGTTAGATACGATCATATCATTAAGATCGTTGATATTATCGACTCCCAAGGAAGTAAGGGTGTTATTGATATCCTTAACCTCATCGGCCATGAAATTGCCAGCGAAATAGTTCTTCCGCTTGATAAAGGACATGACATCATCATACCTAGGTTCCCCGTTACTATCTAGGTCATATTCCGATGGCATGGACATCCAATCGCCAAAGAAAGACACGAAGTCGGTGGAGTAGGCCGTACCCCAGACCGATAAGGCCTGCTTCTGGTCGCCCAGCACCTCCATCGCCCTTTGGTATAATCCGGATGGTTGGTTGTTAGGGGCAAGGACATTATCTACCCCACCCTCCTTATTTTTTATCACATAACAAGATCTTCCCATTGCTAAATCGTTTTGACACAAAGATATAAAAAATCCCGCCTACTCTCACGAGCGGACGGGAGCCAAATAACAATAATAACAAACCTTATGTTTCTCCGAAAAGTACAAATCTTTTTGCCGATCCTCACGGACAGGCAAAAACTCAATCCTAAATTATAAAAAATGGAGTTTATCGTTTAGCGAAAATATCCTTATCTGATCTACTGAGAACCCTGCCTTTTAATTCCAAGAACCTAGGCATCCATTCCCTAGATATCTTAGACACGATCCACTGGAATCCCTTAGGAGTTACATAAACAGTGTTAGTTCCATAAAACTCATCGTCATCACGATATCTGTAACGAGCATAACCACGATCTATCATCCTTTGGGAAAGCAACCACCTCTTACCGGTCTTAGCGAAGAACTTATTATCCTCAAGCAATATACGAAGATTCTTCTCCGCTATATCATAACCATGAGCCTCCAACTTCTCCCGAACCTCTCTGATCAACATATCTGTCTCTTGGGCTATTTCGGCTGTCTTAGCGAACTCAACCATAGGAGCCTGTTCTTTGATAATATTATCAGATATCCTTTTGGCTTCCTCTGCAGCTTTCTTCGCCTCAGCTAATGCCTTTTTCTCCTTTTCAGATTTAAGTAACGCCTCTAATGCCTCTATATAATCAGATGGAAGATCGTTTCTGCTTATATCAGAGTTATTCCTATTTATTGATGTATGCCCTTTCAATAGAAGTTCCTTTATCTTGTCTGCACACCATAACTTAAAATCTATACTAAGCCATTGAGCAAAATCTATAGCTATATCTTCATGCAGCCATACTCCACCTCCAAAAGCTGGCATTCCAGTCTTCTTTATAACTAACTGATTTTCAGATTTACCAGTTTTTCTGGTAATTGCACTAACCAGCTCATTTGCAGATGTTAGCGATAAATAATCATTTGGTCTTCTATTGAAGTGTTTAGCCATCTCTGTGGCATTAATATAAGTCGTTCCATTGATCGTCTTAAAAGTCACCTCATTTCCATCATAACTAAAAATCTCAGATAATTCACTCATAATATAAAAACAACGAGAGCCACCAGCGTCCGTTACCCCACTGATGACCCTCATCTATCGCCTACGCTTAGGCGAGTTAATATCTTCTTATGGTCTAGCAACGGATAGACACCGCAAATATAGAACCTTATTTTGAAACCACAAACAAACAGGAGATATTTTTACAAAAAACTTCATTATTCCATCGACAGATGAAAACAATGTTTTTATCAATTTTATCTCTCCATCGACATCTATGAACTTTTTCTTGCCCTCTCTTCTGGTGGCAATAAGAATGTCAAGTACGTTGAAAACCTTTGGGTCTCTATCCCAAAGTGCCTTCACAGCCGAGTACAAATCATCCTTACCTAACAAGAAATTCAGCATATTTAAGCTGATTTCGATGTTTTGCACATTACGACGTATTTTATTGAAATCTGTATAAAAATCAAGAGTTGCATTTGTCTCTTTCAATTGAGACATAAATTTATCGAAATCTTTAAGCATAAGCCTTTTGTTTTATAGCCACACGTTGTGACTTGTGGCTGTTAATATCGTTCAATTGCCAATCTTTCGTGTTGCGATAACTATGGACTAACAGTTCGGAAATCTTTCCTCGTTTCGCTCCGTTTGCATTCACATTACGAGAAGCCATAACTCTATCAATATAGTAATCAGCATATAGTACATCGAAGAAATTATCTGCTTCATTTTTTCCTTTGCAGTCAGAATTGCTCAACATAAAGCTATGTCCCTCAGATACCACTTTGTCACAGAACTCTTTCAGTCTAACTTGTGAATCATCATTGAACGCTTCTTTTGTATAGTCATTAAAACTTGAAGTGTCACTAAGCGGACGGTAAGGAGGATCAAGATAGAACAAAGTTTTGCCATTAGCACAAAGCAAAGTATTCTCAAAATCACCTTCCAATATTTCCACTCGTTTCAACAACTCACTATCTGCTCTAAGTGTATCTTCATCACAAATCTGTGGCTGCATGTACTTTCCGCAAGGAACATTGAACAGACCTTTTTTGTTTACACGATACAAACCATTGAAGCAGGTACGGTTTAGGAAGAAGAACTTTGCAGTATTCTCTATTGGGTCAAGATTCTTCTCATTGTAGCGTTGGCGTACAGTCATAAACATCTCACGTTTCGCCTCCATGTCTTGCAAAGCGTAATATTGAGCTTGAATATCCTGCAATGCAGGAATCAACTCTTCCACATTGTCACGTACAGTTCTATAACATGTAACCAAATCGCTGTTAATATCGTTGATAACAGCACGTTTGATATTTGGATGCTGTTGCAGCATGTAGAACAACATAGCCCCACCACCAACGAATGGCTCTATGTATGTCGCATCATCCCAATTATCAAAGTCAGCTGGGAGTTTTGCTTCCAGTTGTTCAATGAGTTGTCCTTTACCGCCAACCCATTTGATGAATGGTTTTACTTTTGTATTCATTATTAATCCTTTTTTGAACTAATGATTGTCAATCATCACTGTTAGTTCCTTTTGTTTTATTGATAAGCTGACGAACATCAACGTCCAATAGAGCAGCTACCTTGGTCAATGTTACTAAATCTGGTTGTGAGGTATTGGTACACCATTTTGAGATTGTTGCAGGATCTTTCCTTAATTGCTCGGACAACCATTTGCTTGTCCGCTTCTTCTCTACCAACACGACTTTTATGCGATTTATATCTTTCATCGTTTATCTTTATTATTGCGTTCAGCGCAAAGATAATGGAATATATTTGAAATCAGGTTATTTTTGTTGCACTTTTATTATTATTTAGCATATCAGTCGGAGGAAAATAAAAATTAAATTGTATCTTTGCATCGAGAAATAAAGAGTTGTTTGACAAGCATACTTATACACAATGCAGAATTTAGAACTATTGCCAAATCATTACCTTTATTGAGGTGAGAAACTCATAATTCGCTCATTTTAAGCTATTCTGTATAAAATAGCGGAATTTTTGCAAAAATTGTAATCAACAATCGCATTCCTCTGTCATATATAAAGCGTAATCATACCCATCCTCCATCATCGTCACCACCTTCTTGATATCAGATAAAGTTAATTTCTTTATCTCCATATTCCTACTATCCATCCTGACGAAAGAGTCCTTGAACTCCCGCTCGGTTATGGCATCCAACCTAAATAGATTGTATTTTATAAGTAACTGGGTTACGTCAAATATCAGGATATTAAGATCAATATCATCCTTCAACTCATTAAGAAGATCACGCATCATTTCCTTAATGGCGTCAGTGTCAAGTTCCAGCTTCTCGGCCTCCTTCATCAGCTTCTTGATGATACCATTGTACTCGATTATGATATTAGCGTTATCGTCATCGGTAGGTAAAAGGATATCCATCGTACATTTTATACCAACCTTATCACTAAGCCTTTTATTGAACTCAGTCATATAATCAAAAGCCTGATCCCTGCTTAAGGCGTATGTATGATCAAGTAACTGCTTTTGTCTGACCTTGACAAAATAGTTACTAGTGTATAGCATCATCAAGACCTTTACTCGCTGGATGCGTAGGTCTTGCATGATCTTCCGATGTAAAAAGGCATCTAATTGCATAATATAAAGAGTCCCCACCGGGGCCATCACACACCCGACAGGGACCAGCTTTTAAATATCTTACTCGTCAGGTGATGGGCTGACGCCGCAAAGATAAGTCAAGATATTTTATTTAGCAAGGATTTTCCGCCTCATTTTCTCCGGATACTACGTTACCGTCGGAAACCAAAGACCTATCCTCGGCAGCCTTCGCAGGCGAGGCGAACTCCGATGGCAGATCCGGCAGGTTAGGGAACGAGACTTCCGTCTCCTCCTTGGATACCTTGTTCTCCTTGATACTCATCCTAAACTTAGGAGCTATGAAAGGATCGTTGTTAAGATCAATGTTGATCGTAACATCATTCATCAAAATATCCTCCTTAGTTCTGGAATCACCTATCCATCCTCTTACGTCAGCGGTCATAGGCATCCTGCTAGCCGCTTCCTTGACAGCTTTAAGCCGGTTCTTGATAACATCCACGTCTCCCGCCAGCGGAATCATATATGTCTTATTATCCAACCCGGATCTGGCTATAGCGTTATTAAGATCCATTATATCATCAATACTTACGCCTCCGCCTAGACCTTCCATAATCCTATCAGCCATCGATCCGATCATGGATGAGAATGATGATATATCCTGATTTTTCAATCTTACGGGGTACAGGTAATTTCTTCCATTTCCTGTCTTTATAGCTACAACCGGGATACGCGAATTTTTATAATTACCATACTTGTCCCTAACGATAGCCGTACAGAACGGGAATATGTTATACTTAATATTATCTCTCATCGTAACCTCCCCGTTCTCTATATATCCTACGCTCTCGACCTTACCAACCGTCTCATTGGTAAAGTCATTTTCGGATACCATCAACGTACCATTATCATCACTTATGCTAAAATTAGGTCTTCCCGGCAAAACACTAGTTACTGCACCTACGAACGGTATATCAATCTCGCCAGCGACAGATCCTACATTATCCCTATACAACTCAAAGGCCATACTCCTTAAATCAGCGTTACTTCCTTTTGAGTCCGGGTCATTGGCTTTCAGTACCGAGACGAAATTGCCATCGCTATCCACGATCTTAATAACCATATTATCAACCAGCTCTCTGTAAGCCGACTTAGTCTCATCAGAATTAGGATCAACGGCGTTAAGTCTATTGTATTTATCATACAGTCCCTTGGTGTATGGATCTGACATATCCATCTTAAACCTTACCATATCACCCTTGCGAAGGCTAGCCGCTGCTTCCTGATTCACCGACTCGTTGTTAAATCCAAACGTATCACCCGTATAATAAGGGACAATAGATCCATCCTGCCCCTTGCGATACACCATAAACCAGATGGAGGTCGACAAGGCGGTTTGCCGCCCCAATATGACACCGGTAGCGTTCTCGAAAGCCTGAGCGTCATCCTCGCTAATCATCCATCTTGAGTGGTTATCTGACTCTATAACAGTAAATATGTCGGTTCCGTTGGTGAAATCCATCACCCTTCCATTATCAGTATCAGTGGCATCAGATCTTTTAAGCCCAAGACTGTCCATAAACCTGTCAAGTCTCATTCCGCCAACTTCATAATACATAACCCCACCGATCTCTCTCTTCTGAGCCATCAACACCACCGGATTCTGGGCGGCGTTAACTTCCGTCCTGCCGGTGGATGTCCCGGGTTCGCTCTCTGTGAGGACATCACCCATAGGTATGGATTTATCATAATCCTTGACAGCTATACTTCCGTTATCATACAACCTCATCCATTCCACGAATTGAAGAAGAGGACCATCGGAATAATTATTGATAATATCAATAGTCTCATTAAGCTTATCCTGATCAAACTCATTGCCATTGTCAGCTTCATTCATAAGATCGTTGTAGGTCTTTATCGCCTCCTTAACCTGATCCTGATCAAGACCATTAATATTTATATCTATAATATTATCAATAGCATCCTTGATATTATTCGAGACATCACCATTGATATTTAACCTATCTATCATCGACCTGATCTTATTGAGTCTGGCGATAGGATTATCCCCAAACCCTTTAATGATATCATCAATACGATCCTTATTATTATCATATATCTGACGCTCCCTAGGAGACAGGATATCCTCATTGCCGTTCCAGATCTTTATAGCGATATCAGTAGACCTATCGTCCGAAGGATTTAGGAGATCCTCGTCATCAGGGACATTCTCAACGATATTGTCACCAGATTGGATATCCGTTTCCATGGATCTGGCGATCATATGATTATAAGTCTTGAACATAAACGCCTCGTCCTCGCCAATAAGACCATCATTAAAAGCCTTATCTATAGCCTGATCATTGGCATAAAGGGCGTTAGCGTCAGAATTATCGGTATTCCTGAAATCGTATTTGCTATCATCCTCCTCATAAGTCTTTCCCCATGCGTTTGACAAGATCTTCATAAATCCCCGTTCCTGCGACCGTATAAATCTCTTATCACGCATACGACGAAGAGATTCATTGATATTCTTATAAGCCACTAGATTATGACGATACTCACTAAGCAATGCCATTGCCTCCTTATGGTTATCGACACCACGGATAGATACTACATTCTCAAGATCAGTTATAGTGTTGTACGCAGCCATTAAATCAGAAGCACTAATCTGTCTATTAGATCGATCAGAAAATAATAAGGAGGATAGATCGGCCTCCGAGTTAACCATCGTGGCCAATTTCCTCTCAAGGACTATTTTATCCTCTGTCAGCTTAGCTAACTCATCGGTCTTTTTAGCCAATTTATCCTTGTTCCTCTCAAACCGTTCCTCACCCATCGCCATCCGCTGAAGCCTTAATATGCCTTTTTCAAGTGCCTGCATTCTTGACGTAAGCTCCATAAGCTCGCTAATAGCTTTGTAGGAATCAGGGTTAAGATGAGAATAAACATCAAGAGCCTCACCTATATCATTTTTATACAACCTATTTAATTGGCTGGCAATATCGTCCAAATTATCCTTAGCCTCAAGACCATTATATACCATGTTAGAAATATAGGTATTGAACGATCTATTGGATATACCCTCGGTAAGAGAATCGGCGAACCTGTTGGCCATAGTGAAATTATCCACCTTCTTATTAAACTCATTGACAAGATCGGCTTTATACTCATTGACCTGCTCATCCGTCATATTCATATCGGACGCTATATCGCTATTAGGTATAGATTCGACTACCGTCCTGAAATTCTCCTCCGTATCATCCAGCATCCCCATCTCCGAATCATAACGAAGACGATTGAATACGGCGTCACTGAAATCCTTATTTATGATCCTACCATCACTCTCGTACGATGTGTCTATGCCGGATAATTGAGCGTTAAGAGCCATACTGCCACGAATAGCACGGACAGCGGCGGTAGTCAAAGCGCCGGCATTGGTGTTGTAGGCCTCCACCATCCCCTTGTTACGGGACATGTCTTGGCTCCATTCCTTTATACCTCCAAAGGTCTTTCCACCCATAACCGATCCGATAATCATACCGATACCGATCTCCTTCCAGCCTTGACTAGACCCGTATGTTTCCTTGAACCCGTTCTTTATAGCCTCCATATAACCTATGTTCTGACGGATAGCCATAGGATTGTATCTTGATTCTACCCAATCCTCGGCGGACTTACTAGCCACTCCCTGAAGACCCTCCTCATACAGACCCTCGGACACCGGACGTTTAATGATATTGAACGTATTCCCGGCTACCTTCTGCCATTTCTTTGGTGTTATGGCTCTTAACATACCGTTATCCATCCTCTCAGCCCCTACGCCAAATATATTGCGTTTTATGAACTTATCCACGCCAAGATCCATACCAAACATATCACCGAACATAGCTATGTTAGACAATGTAAGAATACCGATATTAGCGGCAAATATAGTATTGGCGGCATCGACGTTGTCATTTCTGAACCTCATAAGCTCCTCATACGAGGCTTCTCTACCATAGGCATTTCTGTAAGCCTGCTTGAAGTTTTCCTCAGACTCCATCAACCCACTCCTTGACTCTACCGAAGCCTCCCAAAGCGTTGACGTGCCAATAAAGGTTAGGTTGTCCAAACCCTTGCCTATGCCTCGTCCTATGCGGGCGGCCCTCAGCATGGAGTTAAACCCGCTCTTCGTGGCGGAAGCAGCCCTACCTAATCCAGCGACAGTCGCTCCTATCCTAGCCCCCATACGGGCGGCATTCATAAGACCAGCGCCAGCGAAAGCATAAGACGACAAGATAGCCCCAGCCGTAAATGCAGCCCCCGACAAAAGATCATTTGTCCAGAAATTGGTTGTAAACATACTTTTAAAAAATCCGGCGTCTCGCTCCTCCTTACTGTAATAATGATTAAGCGTATAATCACCACGCTTATCCATATCATCCAACCATCTGGCAAAACTGTTATCATACATAGCTGATAACGTCCCTTTTGTAACAAGCTCCTTTAATCCATAAACAGACTGACCTACTCCACCTATTCCATACAAAGCAGACTTATAAATAAACTTACCTAATCCTCTATAAGTTTTCTCCCAACCACTTTGACTTCTCGATAGACGATCGTCATTATCTATATTATTGATATAATTCTCATATTTAGGAATCCACTCACCTGTTGATAACCTATATCTTGAATCACGAAGATTGATCCTGCTCCCAGTTATATCATAATTACCCTTAGGTATACCTACCTCATTTATCATCTGGAAAAGCGAGTTTCTGGCTCTTACGTCATCATGATAAGATGTCTCTACAGATTTTTTTATACCCTCAACCAATGACGGTATGCTTCTACTTCCTTCCCTGGATAAAACATCATTATCCATATCCGATGAACTACTCATCCCGACAGGAATAGGGATAGAAGAAATATTGTCCCCAGAAAGCATAGGGGATGGAATGGATGGAGTCGGAACATAATATCCCTGATCCCTCATCACATTCCCCATATCATTATTATTATTGCTGTTCATTTTTACCATCTATTTTATCTATGGTCTCTTTATCCAACGCCGAAAGAAGATTGCTAAGGTCAGAATGCTGTTCATTAATATCCCTACCCTTTACAATAACATCCTTATTAATAGCCTCAACCACAGCTTGAGTAAGATACATCTGAGGACACATATTTATGATTTTCATGATATTATCAGCATAATCAGTATTATACTCTAATACCTTAAGCGGTGTCCCAGTCTTTGCTTGACCATGGAAATAAATACCAACTTCAACCCCTCCGGGGAATCCCTTAGCTTTAACATCATACAACTTGTAATTCCTCAAAACCGTATTAATTATCCTAATAGCCCTCTTATTAAGCTCAGATGTAGCTAGATCATTACTTTGAATATCATACTTATCAACCATCCTAGAAGCCTCCTCCGCCGCATTCTCGACAGTAGCGAAAGCACCAAGCGAATTAGCCTGTGCCCATTTCTGGTAAGGTCTATTGGTTGTAGCAGAAAAAGACACAGGAATGATCTTGGATTCATAATCTTCCGATCTCACATTCCTCTCCCTTTCATACAAACTATACCCCATACTATCTAATTCTTCTTTAGTAACTTGAACCGTAGCGATATTCTTTCCACCAGCCATAGCTACCAAATCAAATGTATTAGGATTATCTGTAGGACGAGCATACAATATATAATTATTAAGTCTACTATCTTTATCTTTATTCAAGAAACCGGCTCTCGCCAAAAGCAGACTCTCTAATTTAGCATGCATACGCCTATCCTCTTTAGAAGCGTTGGTAGAATTGGAAAATGACCATGATCTTGGAGCAAACTCATCATATCTTCTTTCATAGGCTGTTTTAGAATCCTGAACAGCCTTAGCTATATTACGACCTACATTGGAAGAAGACCATTCCCTTCTGAGCGTAGGGCCATCAGCTCTAGACATATTCTTACCTATGATCTTGATCATTTTATCCCTATTAGTCATATTGGCATCATCACTATTCATTATTGGATTATCTACACGACTATAAGTTTTGGCTATATTATCTATATCATCCAAAGTGAAATTTTCTCCCGAATATCTATTTAACAGATTTATATAAGATCTCATCAACTCCATATTAGCTATAGACCTATCCGTGTAGTTGATGTTTTCGCTTATCAATCCAACTATAGAAGAAACTTTCAAAGCGTCTTCCGGAGAATACTCCCTTCCTCCAATAACCGCTCCATTCTTACCAACATCCCTTGCGTTAACCATACCATTATCGGTATATGTATCAATACCACCAGTAACATAGTCTTGATCTTTGATAGCATCATTAAGGATATTCTTCGTAGCGACATCAAAAGCATTCGTAAGATAATCAACTTCCTCGTCCATTATCTTACTATATTTCTTCCTGTTATCATTCGCCGCCATAAGAGCCTCATACCTACCTACCATTTCTGGTGATGATAACACAGAACTAGACCCGCCACCGTTATTGGTAATCCATGCCATAATATTCTCACTATTAACACCACCTGGATATATAGAGGGATTGTTTTGTATATCGTTCTCTATACCTCGTAAATCAACAGGGTTTAAAGACGATATTAAATCCTTCTCTCCTGTTGATATATTGTTTTCATTCTGAATATACTGATTGTCAAATATATTTTCAGGAGTGACATTAGGCTGAACTTTTTCTAGCTCAATCATAACACCTGAAGAAGCGCCGGGACTGTTACCACCTTCTTTAGTCATTATCTCCCTAAGCTTAAGATTCTGATCTATTTCCTTGGATTTTTGTCTCCATGAGAACTCCCGCTCCTTGAAATCAAGATCTCTTACTTTAAAATAATAATCATCCGCACTATAACTTTCTGATGAATTATTGTATGACCATCTAGCAGATACACCATCAAGAAACTCGTTACGGACAATAAACTCCCCTGCCCTAGCGGGATTCATGTTGTTGCCAATAAAGGATGTAGCTTCCTCCACTAACGCACGGCGCTGCTCCCGAACCTCCTGCAACGAAGCCTCGATAGCCGCCTTAGCGGAAGGACTGGCCTCCGCCCCTTTGAGCTTGGCTAAAAGAACGCTCTCTTCAGCGTCAAACCCAGAAACATATTTATTAACAAACTGTTCAGTAGTCATACCACTAAACATGCTAGGATTGGTCATGGCTAAATACTGTCCCTCTATCTGCATCTGAGCTTTAGCATTCTGAGATATAGACCTAGCCGCTATTGATCTAATTTGAGATCGACTCATCTCATCAACAGTAATATCCCTCATCCTCCCTGTAGGTTTACCATCCACTATTTCAGGAACAGAAAACTTCTTTCCTTTATTAAGACTAACGAAATCTTTCATCATCTTATTCATTTCCTCATTATAATCCGTATAAGGAGTATAATGAATAGGATTCATCCTTGTCCCAACCTGACCGTCATTAGCCCATTCATAAAATGGCAACAAAGCGACAGCCTCATTTATAGCGCTATATTGCTTTGGATTATTGAGTTTCATATCCTCGATCTTCTGCGAGAAAGATCTATATTCCTTAGTGCCGGCAATAGCGTTCAACACACGGGTATCCAGAGCTTCTCCAAGACGAGCCTGTATGCTTCTGGCTATACCGTCGGAAGCCAAATTAGATTTACGATACACGTTATTCACGTCCTGTATCAGCCCATTTAACCTATTCTGAAGATATTCCCTATCCTGAGGTTTTATAATGTCAGAATTGATAATATAATCAGCATACTCGTTTATAGCCTGCCGATTGGTATCTATCTTCTGCTGCATGTACCCCATCCCCTGCATCATGACATCCATGTTGTAGGGCGATACATACTTGCCGTAATTCCTTAATATACTATATTGTGAAGCCATCCTTTATCCTTTCTTGCCTTTAGTTACTTCCTGAGCAGGATATAATCTCCTATAACTCAATATATCTCCTTGAGGATCAACGATTAATTGTCCATTGGGACCAATCTTTACATCCCCGAATATAGACCTTAATGTATTCATGGTCGTAGCCGTATTCCACTTCTGCTGGATCTCGTCATTTACGCTATCGAAATACCTAGCCCAGTTCTCGTCATTTGCAGCCAATCCCTGCAATATACGTCGCTGGTAAGCTTGACGTTGGGCTATATTCTTATCATACGTATCAGACCAAGTACGGGCGTTTACATTATCAGCCCAAGTCCTTTGAGCCACGTTCCCTTGTTCTACCTCATTAATGTATCTACCTATATTGGAACTCATGATAGCCTGTAAGTTGGATGATAAAGCCCCTCTCTGGGAATCCGGGACATTACCCATCTGATCCAATTGTGATTGGAAAGCACGATTGGTCTCAACCATATACTGATCAGCCGATCTCAACACCGGATCCACGGTAGGAGCGTAATGCCTTTCCAGACCTTCCGTTGTCACGGCTCCCGGGGTCATCCTAAATACCTCGGGGAAGTCAAGACCGCCACTCACTATATTCCTGCCTCCATTGCCGCTGTTCGACTTACCGGCATTTGTATTGGTCTTAGGGAGTGTATTGGGATCAATCAGCTCAGGCATATCCAACTTAACATCAGGATCCTCCACATCACCTATATCCATAGGACCGGGAGCCACCTTATGAGGGTCAAGTATAAAATCAAGACCTTCCATTCCTTTCATGGATCTCAATGCCTGCATCTTAAGCATATCCTCCCCAAGTATCTTATTAACGACATCCTTGTTCTTGTCAGAGAATAGTTGGCTAAAATGAGTGATACCAGCATCATTAAGAGCCTTATGTTGTTCCTCTGTAACGACATCCAAACCGATCATAGGACGAGATGTGGTAAACAAGCCTAATTTATTATCTCTCATCCTATCATGATATGCGGCTTTCTTGTCTTCCGGGTAATTACCTTGACTATCCTCACCGCCAAAGGAAACGAGCGTCGTGTAATCCCGAAGCGCCTCGGCGTTGGCGATGATCGGGTTCTCCGCCGTAGCCAATCCCATCCAGCTACTTGTCTGACCGTAGATAGCGTCTTGCAATGCCCTAGTCCTAGCGCCCTCTGAAGCTCCCATATAAGCATCGTAAGCGACCGGATTGAATGTCTTATAATAATTCAACCTTTCATCCGTATTAATACCTCCATAAGAGCCATCGTTCCCTTGGCGCTGATAACCGAAATAGTTAGGATCATTGTTGAACCTATTCTCGATCGGACGGAAAGTTAATTTACGACCGAACAAAGACGTGCCTCCTATCTCCATCTTCTGACGAATACCAGCCACTTTCTTAAGCAACTCTTTCTTAGCCTCAGCTATATCCTCCTCCGTAAGACCGTATTCTTTCATGGATCTGGATATGATGTTATCTATCTCCCCACCCTTGGCGAAATACGTATCCTCATCCTTCTTCATCTTCCGGTCTTCCTGCTCCTTGTATATGACATTAGCGAAGTCCGTAAATCTCCCCTCTAATCCATTAACCGTATCGTTACTATCATTTATGGCCTTAGATAATACAGAGGCGTTTAAACGTTTCGTATTCTCATCATCTATCTTATCGTTCTTCTTCAACTTCTCTAACGCCTTCTTCTGGTCATCGTAAGCTGATTTAAGACCGATCTTAACCTTATATCTATCCATTAACGTAGCGTACGTATCCTTTGGTGTAGCCTTAATACTATACGTATCCCTAATGTATTTAGCGAAGTCCGGCTCTATGGTGGTGTCATCGGTAATAACCTCCGTACCCTGCTCCAAAGAAACAGGCGTTCCCCCATCGGCGTGCTTCTGCCCCATGGCCTCCATCGGCGCCTCCCCGGGCTGCTCCACGTACTCGCCCTTCTCGACCTCCACGTTGGCTTGATCTTCCATCGACTTAGGTAACGGATACAGGTACTCACCGGTAAGGCTTCCGCTATCAAACCTATTATTAGGTCCTAGATAAACGCCCCCGCCATCCTTGTACTGCATTTGGGATTGCCTTCTTTGCCTAGCCTCACGTTCCTGAGCTAACCTAATATTGGTACGAGTACCTTTCTCTGACGCTATCCCAGAAACCACGTTACGAGCCAACCCCATGATACCACTAATTCCCGAGACTATGGTAGTTATCGTATTAGCTGTTTTAGCCCCGGTGGATAAATCGCCATATCCCTCGCTTCTCATACGTCCTATACCACGACCCATCTGAGTGAACCTAGATCCTATATCATCAGCACCATAGTAAGGGATAGTGGTAAAATCAAAAACATCCGTACTACCAGACTTATCAACCTTCTTATTACTGTCAACCAAAGCGCTCAAATCACTTGTATCAATGGTATTAATATCAGGCTGCTGAATATCAAATCCTATCTGGGTAGACGAAACCAAAGGCTCCACTCCAATACCCTGAAGACCAACAACATTACCGGGCATAATAGGGGTGACTTCCCCGGCCTCTTGATATTTAGGTATCTTCCTCTTGATTACATACTTGCTCATATCAAATTAATTTCGTTCTGACACAAAGATAGTTTAAAAAAATAGAGACTCATCATTTCACAACGATGAGTCTTTTTAATATCAATCTTTTAAACACGTTATAGGATTGCTCCACTTCTTTTTCCACTCATGACCAAGATAATCTATAAGTTTATCATAAGTATCTATAAAGCCACCATCTATAACCCCGGTGATAACATTCTCTACAGCTACTATGTCGTTTAACTGATTCTTTGTAGCCGTATTCCTTATCCCACTCTCATGCTTGTTAAAGACGATAAAATTAATAGCCTTAGCTACCCTTGATATCTTATCAGACAACTGACTCTTGTCGCTAACCAACCTGGCGACGGCCGAACTCATCTTGATATAAGCCTCGCCAGCGGCATTCCTGTCCTCTATGAATCCATCATGCAACCATATTATCACCTTGGCGTATATCTCTGGGTCCAATTCCAATGCTACCATAACAAAAAAATACGGATTTACATACCATTTCTGACCCTCCCCCTTTCCTCTTCGGTAAGCCATTCCGTATTTTTTGAGATCGGTTATCTTATTGATTTTCAATTCATGGTTTTGTACCGTAAGATTTCTTACAGTACATATATCATTAATACTCAGCTCCCTAACAAGAGCTTTCATCTTTTCCTGAAATCCATTAGTAGCAAACAAATGATCAAGCCTTCTAGACTCCAACCCCATAGATTTACGTTTTTCATTCAAGGCTTCCATAACTTCCGTTATGCATACAAACCCGTCCTTGGACATAACAGAAATGTTCCTACCTAATAATTCCCTACTCTCTGATGATAAAATCAAATTACTTTTCATACCTTTACTAAAAGTTTTAAATTAATAAATGCGCCTATCCGCTCGTGATGAGTAGGTAGGCGCACAAATATAAGCAATACTAATATTATTACAAAATATAATAGCCTATATTATAGATAATAAAATCTTGAAATTTTACATATCTCAAATAATTACAAGATGCTAGATCCTTTTTACAAACAGTGATCCTATAGCTTTCACCAGATCGTAGAAGCCGGCACTACTGAACCCAACAGCTACCCCATACAGCAATGCCTCCCACCATTCACTCCCTATAAGCAATGGAGATACCTTTAGAAACCACGCTAATATACAAACCAGCATACCTATGACTACGGCGGATAGGACTTTAGCCCATTTATGGGTGTCGATATACGGCACAACCTTGGCTAGTTGGGTAGCTGACATCGTGACGAAAGCCATGATGCCGGTGAAGGTAGTTAAATCAATAGTGATAGCCCCTTCTGATGGGATTACCTCTTGCGCCATCAAAGCGAACGGCGTCAATAACATAGCAAATAAAAATAACAATCTTTTCATATCTAAAACGTTTAATTACTTCGCAAATATAACACTAAACTGATTAGATATATAAATATTTATTGGAATATAGATATACGACAATATCCAGAGCCTATATGTCCCTTTCCTAAATCATATAATCCACCCAAAGGATTAGGCATTTTTTCTAATTCCCCTTTCACATCTGTCCATACGAACCCGTTCCCATCTATCATTTTAGTGTTAGTAAATACATATTTATCATATTTCACGCATCCCGGATGACCGGATATATACGAGGATCCTCCACCACCAGCTTGAATAGCGTCCGACGATATCCCGCCGCTTGGTCCTCCATAAAAGCCTCCTCCTCCACCAGAGGAATACGAAACGCCATCAAAACCACATCCTCCTCCCACTCCTAATAGACCTCCATTTCCGTTAGTTAAATTATTGCCGGAGTTAGATCCTCCCGCTACTTGGGATGCAGGAGTTCCCTTGGCATAGCCCCCAAGATACGCCTCCAACCCTCCCGCTGATCCTCCGTGCCCAATAAAATAATACTCACATCCTCCACCACCTCCCCCGGATACCATAATACGGGTCTTTAAAGAATCTACGTTTAGAGGATCGCTATTGTTGGACAACCTCAAATCTGTAGCTCCGCCCCCGGCTCCCTCATAGATATACCTTCCAGCGCCCTCATTAGTCATTGGATGCCCTGAACCTCCTCCATTATAATTATATTTTACAACATTACTCGTCTGCTTAAGTCCACCATTTCCACAATACACATAAATGATATCACCACCAACTAACTTGATAAATCCAGCCACATATCCACCATACCCAGGGTCATTGGATCTGGTAAACCTATCTTCGCTATCATTGTAACCATAATTACCTTGACCACCCCAGCACTCAACATAATAATACGCCGACTTTGGAGCTACAAATGTATGGTAATTATTACTATTATAAGTGTATGTATACAATACATCCAAGCTTTTGGGACCTGTCATTACACGTCTTCTCATAACATACCTCCCCTTAGATATTTTACTAACAATGCTATAACCATCCTCCTATCATCAGCCATAGCACCTACCCATCTATTCCCCCATCCTAAACTACTAGGGTGGGGGTGGGGGGTAAAACAAGTCCCCTTAAATAACACATCAAATAAAAACAACAACTTATTCATAACAAATTATTTAACATTAAAATACTAACTATTATTTCTACTCACACCTTTTATGTTAAGGCTTAACCCCGGTATCATATTAAGAACCAACTGCCTTTTTGCCTGTTCCCTACGCATACGCTCGGTCTCCGCTATCTGCGCCTCCGATTGAGGATCATTCTTAATATTATTGGCGATGTCCTCTATGGCTTTCTTGTTAGCGCCAGATTGAGCTAGCATCTTATATAACAGATCTTGACCCTCCTTCTCCAACCAACTATCCATGGTAGGACGAGAAGCCAAAGAAGGATCGGCAGGGGCTACCGTCTCAGGTACGGGCTGCTGACCTCCGTCCCCCGTGCCCGAATCCCGCTGTCCGAACTCGTATCTCATTGGCTCGTTCTCCGGGACACCATACCTATTAGCGAACATATCAGCGAACTCAAATCTCTTCTTATTTCTCAAGGTCGATCCAAGAGGCCTACCGTATCCTTGATTCCATGCCACGGTAGCGTCCTTGTAGTTGACAGCGTTATCGAAATCGGATTTAGAATACATATAATAGTTATACTCATTCCCCTGAGCATCCTTGTCAAAGAACTTCCCTTGATTGATGTAGTTCCAACCTAACCCCGGGACCTTGCCTTGATACTCATCCACGAGATAATCCAACTGCTGTATCAATGTCGGTTTCTTCCCATACCTGCGCTGTAGCTCCTTCTTCCTCGGTCCAAGCCATTGTTGGATGCCAAAATCACCGGCGGCTCCTAGGACTTCGGTGTCCCCTCCGGACTCGGCGGCGATGTTCGATAGGATGCCGATAGCTTGAGTTTGTGGTATCCCTTTCTTTTCTGTCAGATAGTCCCATATCTCATCATACACAACCATCTTACTATCCTCTGATCTACTAGGATCAATAACGTATTTACCAGCACCATAATCTCGTCCTGTATTTACCGGACCTCCATCCTCCTTATCCTCCAACTTATTCTTAGACATAATAGCGTTACGGATAAGAGCATCCTTCCCGCTTTCCAGAAGAGGATTATGATCCTCAAACGACCCTCTCTCCTCAAACTTATCACCTATAGCATCTAATACCTTGGTAGCTATATTAATCGGGAACTCTTGATCATTACTATAAAAATCATATACATCGTAAACGCCTAACCTTCCATCCGGACGTCTATAAATTGTAAAATTACCAAACCCTGATAACGGGGTAAGCTCACCAGCAGCTTCGGGATAAAAATCGTACTCAGAAAAAACCGTAGGCTTTCCGGATCTTACAGAATTACGATTCTTCTCAAAGATATCTACCCATTCTCTAGACTTTTTCAAAAGCTTCAGCCTACCATAAGCATCATCTGTAGCCGGCTTATCAGAGCCATATATTTCTTGCTCCGTATCACGAATCTTTTTATCTAGCCTCTTTATCTCATCCTTAGTGTCACGATTGAACATCTTCTCAATATCAGTGATGACATTATCAGGAATCCTTATCTCCTTGCTATTTCCATCAAGGCTATTAGGCTGGGATAAGAATCTACCCCATAGCTGTTCGCTGTATTCATCAACATTAGCTTTGCCATTTCTTCCGTATATAAATTCCTTAACCTTATCGGGAAGACTGGCATTTGAGGCTACCACATCAGGCGTTACATTCTTATACAACCTCCTTCTTACGGCGTTACCTATGATGTCTTTTAAATACGAAGCTCTATCAGATACATCTTGTCTTACATACATAGGATCATTACCAGTAGGACCTCCTTCGGCTTTCCGCTCAATTTTCTCTCCCCATAGCCCATATTTATCCCTAGGCCATATGCCGTCTATGGCATCCACATAACCAACGGGATGTTCCCCTTCCAGACGCCGGTTCCTCCGCTCGTCCGCAGGGTACAGGGCGTTGGCCAACGGCTGCGTGATATGACCCAACCCCTTATCCTTGGAACTCGACATATCATCCACCACAGTCCGATATACAGGTCTTAATTTCTCAGGTAGATATAATCCCGCCTCATCAACCAGCTCACCTATCTTCTTATTTATACCCCTGAGGCTGAAATTATAATTACCCATACCGTTATTCAACGGGGACAACGTACCTCTTATCCCATTCATGCCTTTAACTGCGGCTCCTCCGCTAAGGATATCAAACTCCGGGGACACGTTTCTCAAAGGACTATCATCCATACCTCTGAAATACATAGGACGCTCGCCATTGACAACCCGGTTAAGACCCTCCTTATATAAATCCTTTATCCACGATGGGATTTCCTCCGGTTTATTCTTCTTAGACATATATTACGTTTTTCACAAAGATAACCATAATATCATAAGCCTAAAAACACGAAACGGGTACATAATAAATCATGTACCCGTTTATACGCTAATGCATGTGATAAGCAGCCAAGGCTCCTTTAGCTTTCTCCTTAGACTTGTACTTAGCCGGCCATAATTTACCGGTCTTGTTACTGACCACTCGCCAATCACTCCCTACTTTCTTGATACATCCTGATTTCGGGCATTTGCCCTTCTTTTTACTGCTAGTTTTCCCTGCTGCCATAACATCAAATATTTAAAGGTATATAATCACCTCAATAAACTTTCTCATCGCTGCTAAACCAACGTACTATCATCTTGAACCGGCTCTCAATGTCATTCACGAACCTAGCCAAGAACCAATCGCCACGAAGACGATCACGCCACCTCCGATGATAATCGACAGCCCTAGGATCGATCTTCCGGTCAATGTCATTCACATCCTTGATCCATACCGGGAGGTTATTAGTATCGTCTTTGACCTCGTTAAAATAGTCATTTATATTTATCTTCTGATCAACCTCCGTCACCAGTATCTCACGGCTATCGTCATTGGTTACAGGATACCTTAACCGCTGGCTCATATCGTTCTTGTCAGCGATAACCATCCGAAGCTCACCACTGTTGTTGGTATCGTTATAAAACCATGCTTTATTGAATCCGGTAGTCCTAAGAATTTGGTAATTAACCTCATCCTGATACCTTCTGGCATCCATCCTATATTGGTAGTTCGTGAGGATCTTATTCACATACTGCTCACGTACTGGTACCTCTATAACGAACGGATATAGTTTACCGTAAAATACTTGATACGATTGGTTGGTCAATCCATGAGACCATAACCCTATCTCCTGACTTTCACTTGAGTAGTTCTTTCCAGACTGGAAATAATGCTGGTGCTCGATATAATAATCAGGGGTGTAGGATAAATATGATTTCCACTCACCCTTCAGGCAGTTATATCCAACGGTGAACGAGACGTCCGTGAAATGGCTGGCGTCCTGTAGCTCCACCGCCTGCCCGTTCCTGTAGAACCGGCCGCCACGGAATTGGTACTCGCTCGGATTCCCTACCGGTATATAATCTTTCTTGGTTATCAGAACTCTCTTGAACCGATTGTCCCAGCCCATGGATAGCCCTATACCAAAGAACTTGTTATCGATATCGTAATAAGACAACTCAGCGTCCGTATCGGCGTTATATATCCGGCTACGGATGATCTTCATCTGAAGATGCTCCTTAAACCAGTTTCTAAGCCCCGGTGTGACCTCCGTAAGATTCCTACCATTAGAATCTACCTTAAACACTTGACCACGCCTTAAATCGACCCAAAAATGCCCAAACTCGCAACTGATCATATCCCGACTCTGGGTCCCGGAATATCCTAACGTCGTATTATTATACTCGATACCACGGGAGGCGAAAAGACCACCTGCCCCTAGCTCGCTATTCTCCGGGGATATTCTCTCCGCCAACACGTCTATGGCGTTATAAAGCCCTACCTGATTCTCGAAGCGAGCCAGTATCTGATCCGACTCTATCCCTTTCATGCTTATAAGTTTCCCGAAAGAGGTCTTGAACTCATGGTAATCCATAGGCTTGTACGACAGCCAAGGATCGGTCATGCCATTCTCCGACACGTCGGCGGTGCTCCATATGACGCCGTTGGGTCTTTGGTAAGCGCAGTCCCAAAAATTGCTATCATACGTCTCTGGTAATGACCTTCCGCCTAGCGTAAAACGATTCTTGTACACAGGACTCATCTTAAACACATTATCCCTTGATATAGGGACATTACGCTCTTGGGTCCATGATATATAATCCCCTACTTCTGGATAGAAACCCTCATAAGGCTCAGACCCAGCTATACGGAAATTACAATTAATCTCAGACTCCACTAGAAACTGAGGTATGCCGTAAAAATACAGAAAGAAACGACCACTAAGATACATATCCCCGGTCTTGCAAGCCATCTCATAAGCACTCTTACGGCTAGGGAACGAATATAGCGATCCAGTATCCGTGTCAGTCTTATTAAGATAATCCTCCCCGGTATCATAATTAACAAAATAACGTGGATACCCGATATTCCTATAGTCATAGTAAGGGAATGGTATCATATCTCCCTGACCAAACTGGGTCAAGTAAAACATAGGCATTTTTCTTTTAAGCGAGAATCTGGATATAAACACATCACCTCCAAAAACAGGTTTACGCTTACCCTCATCCATCAACCCGCAACCACCTAACGATACCCATCTGATATCCTCTATCTGCCCGTATTGAGCCGGAGAATATTTCTTTATCCTCATATAGGGGCAGGATACGAAAGATTCACGTGTCATAAAATGAGGCGTCATACCAGCCTCCTCGTCGTTACGAATATTACACTCATCCTGAATACGGCTGGTATCATAACTTGAAACCAACTCCGGATATTCAAGCATATACTTATCCATACCAAATGACATGAACAACGAATGCTCACGATCGAGGTTGTTTATGACAATAGGCTTACCGCCTACGGTCTCCCCTTGCGAAGAGATATCTGTTACCGGATATAACCCGCTCTTGATATATTTAGCCGTTGACAATCCACGTAACTCTGACTCCCCTATTTTTTGGTAAAATAAATTATAATGAGCGACAGAAGTATAGTAATAAGCATAGTTCCGTCTAGGTCCCCTATCTATCAATGCCGTTAACCACTGATACCTATACTTGCCTATATCCACCACGGACTGGGCTGTGGCCTTGGCGATACCTGTAGCCAGACGGATAGCCGTCAGCGCTATGCCGACAGGGTTGGCCAAAAACATCACGCCTCCACCGACATATTGCTGTGAAGCCGACTGATATGTATACTCAGCTATAGCGGATATTAAATTAGCCATAGCCTCCACCGTAGCCAATGACGTTGCCATACTATAAGCCTTACTTCCTAATATCGTCCATTTAGGGTGATCCTCCACCTCCCTGAATATACCAGAGGATTTACCTAATTGATAACCATCAACAAGGCACTCAGTGGGAGCGTCAGGCTTGTTGAAGGCAATATCAGGGCTTAAGAATGAATACCAGATATTACCCTTCCTATTAAACGGATGCGTTATAGAATTCTCACGATTAATATCCTTATAGATATACATATCATCAGACAAATCGTTGTAAGGGTAATTAGGATAAAGGTTAGCCGATCCGTCGGGATCATCGTACTTAAACATATCATAAGCCAGACCGGTTCCGATAACGCTCTTATCCAACGTCCTATCGCCCCTATACAACTCATATCCTATTATAGAATCTCTTCTGGCCTTATCTATAAGACCGTTCTCTACCGCTATATCCAAAAACTCATTAACGATATCGTCATCAAGCATCACCCCCATAGGATAAATATAGGAGTCAACTCCATATTGACCGGTCAGTTGAGACGGATTACCCATAAAAGGAGCGACAGAGTTATCCGGGAACTTGTAATGACGTATAGGTCTCTGACAAAACGTGGTTGACGTATTGGGGTACTCAGCGTTACCCCCATTACCGGTGAAATAAGACTTACCCCCAACTGATTTAGGAGACCCATAGTATTTCGTCAAAGAATCTATTATGTCCTTCCTCTTTGATCCTCCCAATGATATCCCGATCTTACTTGAATCATACAACTCAAAATTAGCCGGGTACTTATTAGTAGACTCCCAATATCCGAAATCACCATACTGATATGGTCTGGGAGCGCAGTCAGCGGGTTTATCTCCACATGAGACACATTTCGCCTCATAGGTAACAAATCTCCTTAATTTCAATTCTTTCGTGAAGAAGAACACGTATTTCACCTCCAGCGGCCGAATGCCAAAACAGAACGGGGCGGGGAAGATGGCGGTGCCGGCCGTATAGAATCCGGCAAGCTCCTTCATGTCCTGCCTCATGGCGAAACCGGTGAAGAACACGCATACCGCAGGCTCGATGCAAACATATATCTTATGGAAAGTAGTCTTGTCATCATTCCAGAACAAGTACTTTGGCATCATAAATATCTTATGATCCACGTAATTCACTATAACACCTTTCTTGGCATCATTAGCCAAAGGATTAGGAGCCACGGTACCTTCCTTGTCCGAGAAAAACGTTATACGAACCTTATTGCATGATGATGAGTCGCCAATCGGATAATTATAGTCACCCATCATCTCTATATACATAATACCGTTATCAGGATCGGATAAACCACTTATGTATTTCTCGTAATCCAACTCCACCCATCTGGCGTATGAGGATACATGTGGATAGAACTTGAAATAAGTCAAGTTGCTTCTACCGAACCAATTGGTCTTGGCGTCAATATCATTCTGCGCAGACACACGATCTTCCCAGTCAGTAGTTATACCGGTATTGAACTTAGAATTATCACCATCGCCAAAAAGACACATGGCGTTCTCGATACCAAACTGACTCTCATATTGGGGGAAATAAGCCTCCATCGTATCCATTAACTGATCAAGCATCGTCTCCGTATGCTTCTTTCCTTCCCATCCGGGATATTGATACAAATATGTGCACTTACCCAATGACCTACCCCCTTGGAATGTAGGAAGTTGAACATCGTTAATAGTAGGATTCACATGAGGATCACCTACCGAGCACCCATTAGTACATATACCCTCATCATATAACTGCCGGACATTAGACATATCCTGACACAAGACCAAGGCGGAGGAGTCTATATCAGACGGGAATTTGTCCTCATCCTGACCATCCAGCCATTCTTGAACCAGATCTATGATATTCTTGCCTCCACTAGAGTAATTATCAAAATCACACAATACAGAAAACTTCCTTTGAGACTCGGCGCTACTTTGTATTAATGTCGTAGGTTCGGTCTCCACGTAATCACTAGCCAGCTTATACGTAAAATCAATCCTAGAATCCACCAAAGAGTTTTTATCCAATATAGTCCTGGTCTCTATCCTCTCGATATCATCACATCCACTAGGGAAATCGGGAGCCTTTATACCGTCTTGATCCTCCGGCAATGATATAGCAGCGCATAACTCGTCAGTAATACCTACATTAGATTCTATGATATCACACAGGTTCTCTATATTATCAGCGATATAATCAATAGCATCATCTACCGTAACATCTTCCCCCATCGTATTGATAACGAATTGGGTCTCTCCTACCGTGGCATATTCCTGCTCTACATATCTGAGCTGCTTGACATCTAACTGATTCTTACATTCTCCTCCAAAATCATCAAATCCCCAAGATGGGTCGTTTATGATCTTTGCCGTATTCTTAAACTGCCAAAGATGACGGCGGCTGTTCCCCGCGCACTGCGGGTTGTTCTCCAGCACCGACGCAGCCGACAGGTCGTCAGAGTTACCGTCCTCATCAACGATAACCTCCATCTCCTCCCTTGTGGCCGGACGAGGGATAAGCGGGAATCTAGCCGTCCTGTATCCTGTATTGGTAAAGAATCTTATACCCAACGGATATACCTCGTCACGCATGAAAGAGGCGTATTTAGAGCAAGCCACACCGTCTTTATACAAATTCTCCGTGGCTATAGATGTCTGCCATTTAACGAAATGACCCAAGAAGTTAACGACCGGTTGAAGATTCCATTCGTTCTCCACGGTCAAGCCGTATTGAAGAAGACGATTCCCGACAGACGTCATGCCTCTGGCTGTCTTATATACCGGTATTTCCTTGGATAACTTCTCCATGGTCGTACGCTCGCTATATTGATCCGTAAGATAATAGATAGTCCTTTCCGTTATCGGATGTATACCTTCTATGAAATACTCAAGAACCGGGCTTTGCTCACCATTAAACCCAACCGTGTTCTGTATAACACCTATCTTATAATGAGATACCTGCTTATCTATATTAGACACGGTAAGGCGGATACCCATGTTGGTTGACTTACCCCATAAACCATCGCGGATAACCATATCTTGACGATCGAATAACATGATTGGGTTGGTCAATGAGCAATATCCGGTCTTCTCAATCCCGAACTCATCGCACAACGCCACGCAGAACTGGTAGGTCCCGGCACGCAGGCTCCCCCCGAACTCCACGACCTCAGGCTCCACGCACGGGGCCGTCAGCAACGGGAACACCAGCAGCTTCTCGCAGGCCAGCCTACATCTCTCTATTGGCTTGTCATCCCCACATATCTTATACCCATGGTAATGATACCAAAAGTCACCATCATCATCCGGGTTAAGGGCCTTATCGACCATAACATATCGCTGGGGATTATATCCATCGGTCCAGTATATCACCTTCCCGCATTTCTCGTCCTTGATCTCTATGTCGAATATCGGGTGATGGATGGAGAAGTTAAGACAAGGGTCATCAACCCAATCCTCTATCAAGACCTCCATCAAATCACATATCTCATCAAAACGACCATCCGACTCCTCAAGCCTCTCGCCAAGGATACGATGGATGTCCTTTCCCGATCCAGCCAATTGATCCTCCACGGTCTTGATATAATCCAATGACCGCATGAACGTGATCTTAGACGTATTATCATCCGGATTGGATAGAAAGAAATAAGTGTTATCACCAGCTATGTCATTCTTATACCCAATAACCTTATAGCCATCAAATCGCTTACATAAAAGGGTACTAGGCTCGTTCTGGATCTTAAGCTGGCTTCCATCGTCACCCTCTATGGTAGCGTTCAAGGCGAAACTATATTCAGACGGGGATAGATCCTGTGGATGCTTATCCCTGTTCATCCCGGAGTCGGGAACCGCTATGTTAGAGTTATTTTGCACGACATTATCTTTTTCGCAAATATAATAAATCCACCAGATAATCACTTATGTGGCGGATTCTAATAAACAGTACGTATTATGCAAAACATTCAAATCGTACAAAAATAAAAAATCCTCCAGACTTTCACAAGTCAGGAGGAGAACTAAATACTTTTAAACGCTCGTGGTAAAGCACAAAAACATAATAATTACGAATTTCCACCCATGTAGTTCGATTGCTTATCGGCATCCTCTACAGATATGTAAAAGAAACCGTTAGTCACGTATCTCTCATTGACATCCACAAAATCAGTAGATCCTTTGTCCACTCCTTTCTTCGATCCCTCATCACACACAGCTACCAGACTATTAAAGTCATTGGAATAACCTACGACTACACCGTGTATATCCCGATTTCGAGGATCGAATACGTACCTCATCTTATACCTATCGTAAGCTAACTCTAAAGAGCTTTTGCTTAGCCTCTCATCTAATCCGGCACCCGCTACCAAAGCCAAAACGCTCTTTGATATGTCACTCATGGTGGTATCCTTGGCCGGAGCCTTAGGCATAGAAACGCCTTCCATGACAAAATCCAACGCCTTATCTACAAGGCCATCGAAATCATCATCTCTTATATAATCCTTAAGCACCTCCAGTATATATAACCGGACATGGAGTTCGTTATTTACATCATTTAAAGTTATCATGATCCTAGTTTTCGGCAAAGCTGGATTATTCCCACGCAATAAAAGATCAAATATGTCATAAGTGAAGGATTAAAAAAAATAAAAAAACTCTCCTATCCTCACGAACAAGAGAGCCGATGTGTTTATATTATGAAGAAAAATCTATTCACCTATTCTTACAATACAGTCACGAGATTCCTTGTTATAGATCATCGTGCCTACCTTAGAATACAAGGTCTTTATATTTTGCCAATTATCCTCACCATGGGCGGATACGTTAGTGGGAGCGTCACCGGTATAAACCTCCTCGCCTCCGATATTGACAAAATCATATCCACGTTTCTCCATAGAACCGCCCTTATATGCCGTGAACCTGATAGTGACATTACCTTTCTCACGACCACCATACCAGTTACCGTATATACTACACCTGATCTCAAGAGGTAATTTATCATAATTATCGCCATCCAACAACGGCCCCATCTGGATCAAGGCGGCCTCATTACCTGATTCCATGTTATCACCACCGTGGATAAGATAATCACCTACCCGCTCCTGCGTGGTCTGGTACTGTTTACTCCAACCAACCAGCTTGCCGTCCACGTCCGGGAGGCCGGTGTTATCGAAACCGGTAGCCGTGTCAAAGTCAATGCCGTCCTCGTCAGCCCAGATATACCTAAGCACAAGGTAATCGAACTCCGGGATGATCACCACCGGGACGGACTCCTGCCTGCACACGAACGTCTTCTCCTCCTTGGTTCCCTCTTTTATAACCTTATACGTTACCTGACGTATCTCACCAGTCTCATTGATATCAGCGGTAACCTTAACCTCAGCAGGACCAGTACCTTTTTTTTCTTTTTAAAAACGTATATTCGCGTCATAATCGCGGGGGTGGAGAAGAGGTATCTCATTAGGCTCATAACCTAAAGATCGAGGGTTCGATTCCCTCCCCCGCAACTAAACCAATTTGATATACTTATCAAAAGCATTGGGCCACATCCGCTCACAAGACAACATCCTTCTCCTATTATCCTCAGCCAGCTCCCGATAATCATTTAATGTAATCATCGACATCTTAAGCTCCTTCATAGCCCTAGCAAACTTACCCGGTTCCTGTTGGGCGTATAGCTTATAAGCGTCACCAGCGCCCTGTACCAAACCGTTCACGGCAGCGTTCTCAAAGATCTTCATCTTAATATACGTCTCGACATAATCCTCAAGGTATCCTAACGCCGTTTCAGGTATATATGGGAGACCGTCATCATCCTTGGGTGTAGCACGATATATGATGTAAATAAATCCATCAAACCCGGTATACATAGTATTGCCGGATATAGTTATATCATAATTATCCCAATCGTACTTATCCCGATATTTGTCGGCGGCGCAATCACGCCTCAGTCCTCGACCTATAGACAGCCTTACGGGATGATGGTAATGAAATCGAACCTCGTGAGACCCGATATATATCCTCTCCGTGATCGTCTTCTCAAACTCCTCCTTACAGCACTCGGTGCAGGAGTTCCAACGGAAACCGCGCTCGGTGCGCTCGACCCAGCCGATCTCGTGTTGGAGGTCAGCCTTAGCCTTGTCGCCGCCAGGAATCTCACAGATAAGAGGCTCACACCTATAGGCGTCAAGCATGTCGAAAAAATCGGAAGGCAATACCGCCTGTTTATTACTGGTCTTGACAACCGCCTCTGACATGACCGCTATAACACCCCCGAACCTTTTCAAGGCGATCTCAGCCCACCTATAAACAGACGAGGTATCTATAGCCCCGCTATCATCGTATTTATGTAAATCGGCCTTGATCTCGGCCAATAGCCCTTTTATAGTCATATTTAAGTCTTTTGCACAAAGATATGTATTTGAATCCGTGATACAAAAAAAATCCAGTCTACCCTCACGGGCTAACTGGATCACAAAAACTTCTACAGCTTATAAACCCATTTAACTCCAAATACCTTACTCTCCGACTCAACCTCCCGATACAAGAACTTATATCTCCTACCTGATTCCATAGCCAACCTACATTCCTTATTCAAGGCCGGAGAGATATATAGATGAAAATACTTATTCCTAGGCATAAAATCCATACACGTATGGACGTAAGAATATCCACCCGTCCCACGCCTATTAATAGTACCGGTAAGTTTATTCAGATATATCTTGCGGTTAGGATTAATCTTATGACATAGATAACCGATGTTGTTTATATAAACCCCTCCCTCATCCTCCAGATACCTATCACGTATGACTTTCCAGATCAACGACTGGCACTCAAGGATATCATTCTTATCCACGATCGTATGCTTCCTCCTTTTCCCGTTCTTAGACATAATAGATCTATAGAATCGAAGAAAGTATTGATCAAGTATTTTAAATGACTTTGTTTTCATATCACAAATATAACAATTTCATCCTAATACAAGAAATTTATACACAAAAATACACCGCCTGCACCAAGGATGAGGCAAATAGGATAGCCGACAACAACCTACAGTCAGACGGCACCTCTTACGCTAATGGCTTGGCGCAGGCCGATAGATGCGATTGCCTCGAAACATGGAGCGCTTACGCTAGCGGAAGTTTTAATGGACAATGCTTAAGTATATCCGTAAGCTATGATAATCCATGTGGTAAATCTAAAACAGCATCATTTGATGTGTATTATACTAGATCTGAACCATCTGGAGATGTAGAATATTTCTCTACCACTAAAACAGTCACCATACCATCCGGATCGGGAACGATATCAGGCGGAAGTGATTGTGTTAGCAATGCTACAAGCATGTATGTATCTAATCCAAGTCAAGGTGGAGGCTGTTAAAAACAAAAAGGAGAGGTTGATTATCCTCTCCTTTTTATATAAACCTAAGATCTTTTCTCTTAGTATGATTTAATATCCTACTAATATGTCTGGTACTTAATCCCGTTCTTTCCTTTATTTTATCATAGATATAACCCTAGGATACGTAAGCCGACATATCTCCCAGATCTTTTATAATCTTGTCATACATATCGTGCACCTCATTATATCTTATAATAGAGCTGTCTCTCATCCCTCTTTCGCCTATACCGTCAACTATGGCGTCATTGAAACCAAAGAAATTGATTATTGATCTTATTAGATTCATGTTATTGAATTTTTTGTGTTTTCTTATTAATATCCATATCCGGGTTCTCATCCGTAGGGATCTGCAATTTGGTTACAGTTTCCCTTAATGTTTCGGAAACCACATATTCAAGAAGTTTGTCTGGGCATATGAAATCATAATCCCATTGAGATGTACATGGCTTATCTTTTTCAGCTCCACATCCCCCTAGCTCTAACGCCGCTTTTCTGTCGAGAGTTATAAGATCAACATTTATAGCCTCTATGTTAATATCTGGTATATAGATATATCCATCATTGACATAATAATAGTATTGATCTATATTCCCGTATTTACGTTCCTTGTTGTTAGCGTATTTTCTTAACGATATGGAGGTAAATATAATATCATCCATGATGTTTGATACTTTGATGATAGCCGGACCTATACGGGTATATATCATATCGGGCAATCTTTTCTTGGATCTCATAAGTATCCTGCATAGTTTAAACTCATCAAAACAACAATCAATTTTCCGAACCCTCTCCATCTCCATGCAATTGATATGAGTATACAGTGATTCCTCGCCGAACAAGGTTCCATCAGCATACTTCTGGGCTATATATGATCTTGCCTTTTGTCTTCCTATGGATAATATCCATCTCCTACTGACATGAGCGTCCTTATTGATGGAGTTCATATCATTTATGATTCTAGATACAAATTCTGAATTTTTCATATGCTAAATACTGAGGAGGGGATATACCCCTCCGGTTATTACTTCTTTTTCTTAACCTTGCCTCCACATTTCAGTTGAGGTTTCTTTTTCTCGGAGACCTTGCCTCCATTAGCCATTTTCTTTTTCTTATTGCAAGCCATAACTTAATGTATTAATATTAACGATACAATATTAATGATTTTAATTAATAGATAAACAATGCGCATTGAATAAGCTAAACTCACATCGATTCAGACGGCACCTCTTACGCTAATGGCTTGGCGCAGGCCGATAGATGCGATTGCGTGGAGCCAACAAAGACGTGG